GGCCTTTTCAGGTTCTGTCGCTCAAATTGCAAACGGTAACAGTAGCTCAGATTCACATTCACTTGTTGGTTTATTGATAATTATTGGTGCTCTAACTTACAAATCTTTAAAGAAAAGAAAACTAGGATCAATAATGTTCGAGAAAATACATGCTGATTGTCCGAAAGGAGAAAATGTTCGTTGCGATGGTGTTGGAGTAGGTGGTGGATGTTCGGAGGAATACCTCAGACATCATGGAATAATCGGCAAAGGTAAGCGATTGAGAGAAATGACAAGAAGTATCAATCCTGATTACAGACCACATGCGGATAAAGTGCGTTCAATTGTGATCAAGTCGATGGAGAATGATGGATTGTATCAGACAATGCCGCGGGAGGAAAGAGCGAAGGAGTTTAAAATCAGATATGAAAAGGAGATGTTGAAATGGCCAAAGTAAGAAGAGAGAGAGAGAGAGAGAGAGAGAGAGAGAGAGAGAGTTGGGAGTGGAGTTGGCAATTGAAATCAATGAGAATTCAACTATGGATATTGATGAGATTATTGCTGAGATGGATTATGAATTTAATAGTTCCGACGCAATGATAAGCAGTGAGATTCTTGAAGTGATAGAATAAGGAAAAAGAGAAATGTGGATTTTTAGTGAAAAAGGATTTGTCTCTGTTGTGAGGCATCGTGAGAAGAAGTCTTTGCTGTTGATTAGAGGAAGAGTCAAAGAGGATGTTGTTGAAGTCATTAAATTGGCTGAAGAGCTGAGTGTTTTGAATTTTCACCTGACTGAAATGAAAAAGTCTGATTACAAGTATCGTGTATTGATCCCTGAGGAGGTTTTCAAAGTTGTCATGGCACGAAAGATTGAAGACCTACAATATGACAACTTTAAGAGTTCTATCAAGGACAACGTAAGGCATGACGCATATATGGATATATGGGCGGTCATGTATAATTTCGGGAATGATATTCTGCATCCATTCACAAAGAAGGGAAGGAAAAGATGAAATGTGATCTAGTAATTGTCGGAGGAGATGAGTTGGGGTTGATCGACCATGATTATAAGGGAAGTGCCAGAAGTGACGGGGTTCCAGTCAAAAGGCTTAGTAAGGGATACACCTCGTGCTTCGCCAAAGAGAATGTGAAATATGTTGACTTGCCTGTCATCAAGGAAGCGACTTTGACGAAGTGTGTGGATCACCCAGACAAGCAAGGAGTTCATATAGCCCACTGTTCTAAAGAGCACGGGTGTAAGTATGGAGACCTTGATTGTCCCGTGGTCTTAGGTGAGGTTGAACAGAAATACCCCTGCCTTGACGGAGGTTATCGTTTAGAGGACTGTCCTGAATGTGCTGGGAGCCACAGGAGGGGGTTTATTCCAATAGACTGTCCTGACGGTCATCGCTGGTGTGCGGTCATGCACATGCGCGCCTGTCCAACCTGCAATAAAGATGGGGGGAAATTCAGATGAAAGGTGAATTACAAACGGAGTTTGATTTCAAGTGGTCGTACAGGTTGGATCAATCGTATTGCCTGTACGATTTCGTCTGTGCTATGCAAAATTGTTTTCCGCAAAACATCGTCAAAGGACGCATCCATGATGATTATTCCAAGTCTGATTATATTAAGTTCAAATATAAAATCATTGTTTCGGGGAAAAAGAAGCTCGCAGACGAGTTCCTGAGTTACCTGATCAATTTTAACACCGAGAAGTATCAGAGTGAAATGTTTTACAACGACAAGAAAATGCTCTTTCGTTTTCTGTTATCTATTAAGAAGGAATCCGACAGATTGGGATTTGATCACATTGGCAATTTTCTCGCAATAAAACAGATACTCGTGAGTGAGTTTTTTGATGTTTCCATACGAACCAAAGCCAAAGCAATGCACGTCTCCCCCAAATTTTTTAAATAAAAACTTGACAAATAGCTGTTCGAGTGCAATTGTAAAGTGTAGTCAAATCTCAAATAGGAGGGAATATGACAGACAAGAAGCCAAATCACAGTGCTGAATTCGAGGTAGCACTAAATCGTTTGAAGAGGATGATAAAAATAAAACTGATCCTCAGTTGGATCGCTTTTCTCACAGCTCTACTTTTTCTCATACTCTCGTTTCTTTGTTGCACTGAGAAAGCAGGCTGGAATGCTGGGGAATATCACACTGAGGAACAAGCCGATCAGTATTTCAAAGACCTGCAAGATGGTAAGATCGCAGAATAAAAAAAGACCTAGTGTTATATAGGGCTTCCTGAAATATGGGAGCCCTTTTTTATGCCGTTTTCATTTTGTATATTAACATACTTTATTAGTGTGTTTATTAGTATGTTTTGGAAAAAACAGCCATTTTGTATATTAACATACTATTTTTGTTGACTACCAAAGACTTATGACCCGAAAAACAGCACTTTTCATTTTGTATATTAACATATTTTCGATTTTGTATATTAACATACCTTTTGATTTTGTATGTTAACATTTTTATTCTTTAAAAACCAAAGACTTATGACTTAAAAAACGTAAAATCCGTTTTGTATATTAACATACAACTGCGTATCTTAATTATATATAAGTATTATATTAAAGAAAGAAAAGATATATATAATGTTAAGTTTATGAAATAAACTTATGTTTTCTTTTTGGTACTTTGTCTTTTAAAAAATTGTTAATATACAAAAGGGCTTCGATATTAGTGGAGGGGGTGTGAAGAGAGCGTGCATTCAATTGCACTCTTGTAATTCCTGAAGGAGCTTCGTGGCGGCCGTTTCCAGTTTCGTGAATTTGTTTATGGATGACTGGATCAGATACTTGATTCTTTTATAGTCACCGCTGGGAATGTTCTTTTCCTGACAGATATTCGCAAGGTGGTTTTTAGCCAACGTCATTTCGTGGGAGTTGGGATATTTTTCCATTGCAGGATAGCGCTCTTGGTATCTCTGCCAAATCACTTCTAAAGGCAACTCAAGCAGGAAGCATTTATTTTCGACGCTCTTTTGTATGGTAGCGAAGATTTTCCCATGTGATAGAATCTCGCCCTCTAGTATCACTGGGGAGAGCATACTGTTTATTTCGTCCAGCATTTCCTGAAACCTATCCCATTCGATCACCGAGCGGTCAGGCAGTTTCCTGAGCTCTTTGAAGTATTTCCTCAGTGGTCTTTTGCAGAAGTACGCCAAGGGTCGAAAATTCTCGGGCTTTTCTGTGACGATCTGGAGGATGCGCGGAAAGAGTTCTGTTTGTTTGGTTGTCAGCAGATATAAAATTTCGGAGGGAAAATAAAAGCACCCCGACATGTTTTCTGCCAAGGTGCTTTTACCAGTACTTGTTAGACCTAGTACGAAGTAGCTCATTATTTCTTGTACCCGACGATTAAGTCACGACCTTCACGGTATTGTCCAAGGTTGATCACATCAAGTCCCTTGTTATGTAGAATCTCAATCACGTAATTCGTTCCCAGCTTTTGACGGCCTTTGGTGGGAGCGGGTGCGGTTTGTGATTCAATCTGATAACCATTCGTCACGAGAACACCTTCGCACTTGTCGCAGAGAATCTCAAGCATCTCGATTGGTGCTTCCAAATGGTGATGCAGATTCAGAAAGAAAACAATGTCCGCATCAGGAAGAGACTCTCTGACCTTCGAATCATTGAGATTCTCTTGTCGCAAGTCCATTTTTCTCTTATTGCTTTTGCTTTTGCGGAGGAGCCAGTCATTCATTCGATCAATCATAACTGGATTTTGCTCGTAGCCGATGACGGTTTTCGCACCTTTCTCAAGGGCCTCTTTGCAATAGCCCCCTTCCGCACAGCCGAGGTCGAGTATGCTCGCTCCTTTGAATTTCAATACTGCCGACTGTTTTAGAAGCCCGAGAATCACGAGATTCCAACCTTCTCCGATGTTTTTGCCGATGCTGTGATAGTAGTCCATCATCATGCCTCCGTTGTTGTTTCCCTTCTCTCTAATACACGAACGAGTAATAAGATAGCATTGCAACCCGTTTTAGCAAGTCTTGAAAAAAACTCCGATTTTTCTTTGTTTAAGTACTTGTAATATACGTCCATGCCTGTATGTTCTATCCATGTTGAATGTGAAATGTGTTTTAAATAGGAGGAAATTGAAATGGGGATTAGAATTGAAAACCAAGAAGATTTTGAAAAGGCACTCAAAGACGGAAGACTTGAGGTCACTGAAACTTTGAGTGAAAGAACAGGTACATTGATGGTTGTTTCCCATGAGACTGGCAGGCTTTTTGTTGTTGTCACTAAATAGGAGAAAATAGGTTATGGCTAAGATCACAAAAAAGGCTTTGAAGGGATTTGTTAGGAACATGCTGGCTGAAAATGAGAAGTGGGCTCTGAGGGCTCTGCTGGTGATATATTCTTTTCAGACGGATGTTGAGAAAACCTCCGAGACAACTGTTGAACATAATGAAATGGGTTTCACAGCTTTCGACGCTGAATTTTTATCTTCGTTGGCTTCCCAGTATTTGGATCGTGGTTATCTCTCTTCCAAGCAGATTCTGTTTTTGAAAAAGAAAATCACGAAATACTGGTCACAGATTCTAGCAGTCTCCGACAGGGGAAAATTAGAAAGGGCATACCTGCAATCCTGCAATGTCTGAGAAAAATAGTGTTTTTAAATAGGAGGAAACTGGCATGGAAAGGGATAGTCAAAGAAGGATTGGATTCGTGAGTAGTAGTGGAAGGGATTATGAACTGGTGGTTCCCAAGAACGATAGAAAGCCTGTTTACTGCTCTTGCCCTGCATGGAGATTTCAGAAGAATGTGAAGCCTGAAGACAGACGTTGCAAACACCTTAAAGCACTTGAGGCAATGCCAGATGACTTTGTTGTTGAAGAGGGAATGATTTTAGCATAAAAGTGCACATAATTGCACGGAGAAAGTATGTATATAGTGTTGACAATTGGTATAAGTCTATTCAGTTTTGGGTATTTGACTGAAAAAGTTGAACGTGGTATGTTTCATTATACACAGGAGGTTCAAATGTCACTTTTAGAAGGCCTGAAAAACAGACTAGATATGAACAGCACAAAAAATATAGGGGTGCAAACAGGAAAAAATTAAATGAAAAGGCTCGTGAGTATGTAGAGGAGAATAAAGTGAAACTGGCCAGCAAACGGAAGGAAAGAAGGGAGAATAATCTTGATTCTTCTCTTGAATATGAACGTGATTATAGAGAAAGGAATAGAGCAAGAACTAATGAATTGATGACCGTCAGAAGGAGTAAGTTAAAAAGAAAATGCCTTTATTTTTTAGGTGGCCCTCTTTGTCCTTGCTGTGGATTTTCTAGTGAGATACCTTCCCAGTTTGACTTTCATCACAAAGACCCAAGTAAGAAAGATCATTCGATTGGAAATATGATAAGTAATAACTGGAAATTTGAGGATATTGAAAAGGAGTTGAGAAAGTGTCTGATTCTTTGTAGAAATTGCCACTCTGCTTTTCATAGTGAGATAGTTGAGGCAGAGGAGATAAAATCGAAAATCAAAAAGTTGGAGGTGTAGTATCTATATCATGCTTACGGAAAGATGTAATATGTCGTGTGCTCACTGCTGTATGAGTGCCACGGAAGAGGGTGAGGATATGTCCTTGGAAACCTTTAAGGCGTGTCTATCACACGAACCTGAGAGTATAAGTCTCGGAGGAGGAGAACCAACCTTGAACCCCAACTTCGAGAAAATGTTGTTTCTATCGCTTGGCCAGAGCTTCTGTGAGTTTGTTTGGCTTGCCACTAATGGTTCGATGACTGAGACCAGTATTGTTTTGGCGAATATGGCGAGGTCGGGCATTTTAGGAGTGGTGTTGTCGCAGGATGATTTTCACGATCCAATTGATCCTGAAGTGATAGAGGCTTTCACCCAAGGCAAGATAGAAAATCATCGTGGTTTTTCCCCTGTTGCTGAGGGTGATCTTAGAGAGATACGAAATGTTGGGGAAGATTTGATAAATTCAGGCAGATGTGATATAGGGAAAGAGGGTTGCGCCTGTGATATGATGATGGTTCATCCGAACGGAGATGTTTATGCCTGTGGTTGTGACGACTCCCCCGAAGATTGGAGACGTGTTTAACGGTTGGGATCAGACGTATGGTTATGATTGTTATAAAGTAGTTGATGAAGAAAGAGAAGAGATTGCGGTTTAACAACTAAAAAAAGGAGCGTGAAATGACGAAGAAATTAGGAAGGAAGAAGGCTGAAGGTGAGTTTGAATTTTGGAATGTTCGTGTTCCGAAGGAGGTCTCTGATAAGGCGCTGGCTTTCGGAAAAAACCTCAATCCCGCACAGCAGAAGACAGGGCTACTGGAAATGTCCCTGATTTCCCTGCTGGAAAAACGTAGGCCACAGAAGCAGGTCGTGGTCGCTGAAGGTGAACTGAAACGCTGGCTTGTTCGTGAGACGATCAATAATAATGGGTTTGAGTATGGTGATACTCAATTGATCACTGCACCTGACAGGAAGAGGGTTGAGGATATTTGGATGGAGAAGTGGGGTGGTGGTGTTGTGAACAGGTCTTTTGAAACTGTTATAGTTGATATTGAGGATCGAACATATGTTTTGGAGTCCTCTGTGGAATTGACCGAGCTCGAATATCAAATACTCTCCAAATACTTCTGAGGAGGTGAAAATGACATTAGGATTAAATTTAGTTAGACAAGCATTGCCAAAAAAGGTGATGGTGAAGGAGTTCTCCGATTTTATTGGCACTCGCTTGTTTCAGATTCCAAAGGAGATTTTGGATGGGGACACAATCGAATGGATTCGCCGAAGGGGAAGTTCTGACTCAGAGTTTTTGCCTGAGACCCCTTTGATTGGACATGAGAAGAAGGTGATAGAGGACGCATTGGATAATGATGTGCAATTCAAGGTCACGCCATTCAGTATTATGGACGACTCTTCAAATGATGCGTTCAGGGCGTATGCTTCTGATAAATACGTGCACTTCGTAAACGAGTGCTTTGTTCCTATTTTGGGAAATGTGCCTTTCGGGAAGAGTGAGCCGTTTGTTCCTATGATTTCCGATGATGGGGTTCTCTGTATGATCAGTCATGTTCCCGATTCGTTGGCTGATACTCTGAGAAGAGTCGCTGGTTTGTTGTTGGTTCCTGAAACAAAGAAGGAGTAGGATGAAAATAAGAGATTCATTTTTTGGGTACGTGATAGGCATTTTGATCACGTTTATTTTGTGGATGTTGTTTTTTCCTCTTTTTACAGCGTTCTCTGCTGTGACGGTGGTTCTAGGCTTTTTGACTTTCTCTTTGAGATCGGTCATGGAGGAGCTCTTTAAGATGCGTTCGAAATTTATGTCAGACTGGGGCGAGAAGACTGAGGAGGAAGCATGATGGACTGGAGGAATAAAAATCAAATAACACTGGGTAGATTACGTCCCACTGACCACTTGATCGCTCTGTTGGAGAAAGGCCCTATCAAAGGGGAAGTAGTCAGGGAGAGGAAAGAGGATGGTTGTTTTGTAGAGGATACGCCTATCTTAATGTCTAATTGTACACATAAAAGTATACGTGATATTCAGGAGGGTGACTGGATCAAATCATTTGACAAGAAAAGGAGGAGATTAGTAAATGCTCAAGTAGCAAAGGTGTTTGACAACGGCCTTTCTTCTGAATGGATCGAGTTGACAATTGAGTCGGAGGGAGAGGTGTCAAAAATAATTTGCACACCTCAACACCCCTTTTATAGTGAAGGAAAATGGATTGAGGCTGAGGAAATGTTGAATAGACCTGTTTTATTAGACCCGATTAAAGAGTCAACAAGAAGGAAAAAATATCCTCGTTTAAACGAGGCATTTTTGGTTGCTCATTACATCAGAAAGCAAGAGTCTTTAGATGATGTGGCAACGTTAATTGGTTGCAGTCGTCAGGCTGTTGTTAATGCCCTAAGCAGATACAAAATCCGCACTAGAACAGTTAAAGAGGGGCATAATACGAGAGTAAGACGTGCAAAATTTTCAGGAAAAAAGAACTCGATGTGGAGGGGTGGGCGTTTAGATTATAGAGGTGTGGATTGGCTTGTTCAACGTGGAAGAGCTTTGGACAGAGATGGAAACAAGTGTGTTGATTGTTTTTGCTTCGGATTGTTTATTAGTGGTGCATCATAAAACGCCTTTTGGTATATCTCAAGATAATAGTCTTGAGAATTTGGAATCTCTTTGTCCAAGTTGTCATAGAAAGAAGGAGACTTTGGTTCAGGAGTATTTAAGAAGTGCACAGATTGAGGGAAGAGAGGCGTATCTTAAAAGGTTAGCGACAAGTCACAGAAAAATTGATTTTGATGTTAATCAAATGATTTTAGATTATGAGAGACTTTTATCCGAAGGGAAATGGATGGTAATGTCGGAATTGGGCAGAAAATATGGTGTGAGTAAGTCTGCTATTCACTATTGGTTAAAGAAACGAAAAGCACTTGTGATTTTTAAAGCCTCAAGTATTAAATACGGTGAAGTTGTAAAGATAGAAAGATTAACTAGGATAGAAAGAAGGTGGAATATTTCTGTGAAGAAAACAGAGTGCTTTTTCGCCAATAATGCACTGGTTCATAATTGTCGTTACTCCCTGCAATTAGGAGTCTATGGCTTGATGTTGGTTTCCCGTTCCAAGGAGGGAAAAACCAAAGGGGTTGAAGCCAGTAAAGATAAGCAATTCGTGGTACGAACTCCCGAGCCTTGGATGGTAGAATACCAGCAGTGGTATCTCAATTTATATCCTGATGAGTCAATCGTTTACGATGGGGAGCTTTGCGCTGACTGTGACGACTCCACGTCTTCAGATGTCACAAGGTCGGACACTCCGAAGAAATTCGTGGTGTATGATGTGCTCATGTTCAACGGGGAGGATATTCGTTACTTTGACCTATTGGACAGAAAGGCGTTATATACTGACATGATCCGTGAATTCAGGGACGAGGGAATGCTGAAATTGGAGTGCGTTGAAAGTTATGACACTGTGGAGGTGTTCACACTTGAGGACTTGAATGCGATTTTAAAGAGCTTGGAGGGCGTTACGAAGGAGGGCTATGTTCTGAAACTGGGTGATACGAAATATAGTGGTATGCTCGGTTGGAAGATCAAACTAGAGGACACAGGTGATGCTTTCATTGCTGATTTTCACGAGGAGAAGAAGCACAAGCTGGGAAAAGTCACGAAAACAGGGAGGGTTGGCACTGTGAAACTGGTTCAACTCCAAGAGAAAAGAAGCGTCACTGTCTGCTGGGTGGGGCTTCCTGAAGGTTTTCGTTGTAAGATGGACGATGAGGTGAGAAAAGATGCGTTGCTTGGAAGAGTCGTGGAGTTCAAGCATTACGGGTGGGATGGGAAGAAATTCAGGTTTCCTGATTTCATAGAATTCCGCACTGATAAGAGTGCACATGAATGCACGTTTCAGGAGGTATAGAATGATCAAATATAAAGGAAAGAAAATACCTGAGTTGAATGAAGTGGAGATTGAGTTGATGAATTTGCACTTCTGCGGTGGGGCGCAATCGGAAAATTGTATGAAGATAGAGAAGGGTTGCAAGAATTGTCTTTTTGACTCACGAAATGTTGAGGAGTTCAAGGAATGGTTCATAACATTATATGAGGAGAAGAATGACTGATTTAAGTGGGATAGATTTAGAGTTGATTGCGTTGGCTCTTTTGATAGTTGGAGCGTTGGTTTTAACCTTTGGTATGATAATAAGTGCGATTGCTATGTCAACGATGAAGTCTCCCGTTGAATATATTTGTAGAGAATGTGATCCGTGGGATGAGTGTCCTGATTGTGAGGGTTCGGGAGAAATTGATATTCGAGACGGGGATAAAATGAACTGTCCCTGTACGGAGGAATGGATATAAAAGGAGTAAATGATTATGCAGTATCAAGGTTTATTGGATGTGGAATGCAGGCTTCTCACAGGAGAGGAGAAAAGACTTTTTGATTTGCTGTGGTCACTGGATGATGAGAAGATTGTCAAAGTCCATGACGAGCTTATGGGAGGAACAGATGGATTTCTTTATCAGGTGCTCCTGAAAAGGCTCGAAAATCACTCTGTCACAATTAAGAGACATACCGCTATTTTCACGGCTCTATTATGTAAGAACCCCTCTCATGCTGTTATGTGGGCGTATACGCTTTGGTTGATGGAGGAAAAGCAGGGGAGTCCTGTGATGCTTGGTGATCTGAGCAGACAGTTCCACGAGGGCATTCCCCGTTTGGATGGTTACAAGGAGGCGTGGGATAAGCAAAAAGGTCATACGTATGAAATCAAGGATGTTGATAATCTTTTGGATAACAGATACTTTTTGGAAGTGAAGGGAGATATCGTTAGTATGGGCGGGAAAATTCCCGTTGAAAATAAGGAGGGTTGAAAGATGACGTTAGGAGAGTTCAAAGAAAAACTGAATGGCATGTCTGAGAAGAAACGAAACGGCTGGATGGAGAAAGTGGCTAAGATGATGGCTCCTCCGAGTATAGCCGCTCTGAATCAGTTTCAGAAAAACTGGTTCATTGATCATCCGAACGCACCAAAGGATAAGGCTGATTTGCTTGTTGTTTTTGCTAAATTCAGGAAGGGGCAGGATGAAGTTATTTTGGAGGCTCTGAATTCCGAGGTTTTGGCCAGTAGTGGCAAGCTTCGTTTGAAAATGAAAATGGATATTCTCACGTGGGAAACGGAGATAAAATAATGGACGTTATTCAAGACAATGTGAAGATCAAGCTTGCTTTTGCTGGGAATGGTTATGAGGGGAAGTATGATCCGAAAGATGAGTGTGATGATAAATTGCTTGAACTGACTGTTCATAAAAAGAAAGGGAAACGGTGGTTAAAGCAAGCTGATGGCACAATAACCACTCAATTGACATCTGACCTCTCTAAGGAGCTTATTAGCTCTGCGTTGCTTCTTTGCCTGCGTTATATTTATGATGTTGCAGAGAGTGGAGGTGACTTGACAGGTGTTTGCGCTGATTTGTCTCACATGGTTGTTGACGTAGACGGGGAAGGCAGGTATAATATAAAATTGACAACATAGGAGGATTTATGAAGTTGATCGACTGGCATGATTATCAAGTGAAGGCGAGAAGTACTGCCATGTACCCTGACATAGGAGAGAACTTTGTACTATCCGGTGCCGGGTTTGGTGGGAGAATCGGGAGAAGTGGTGGAAAAGATTAACGGAGAAGTGGACAGGGAGGAAGTAGCCAAAGAGATAGGCGACGTTCTTTGGTATGTCTCGAATGTCTGCTCTGAAATATCATTGGATATGAGTGAGCTTTTTGGAATTTTCGTGATTGAGCAGGAAATTTTGAATTATAAGTATACGGAACTTTCAGCGAGGCTTTTCCATAGTGTGGCCATGATCGCTGAAACGACTAAGAAAATCATGCGTGACAGTGGAGGAGAAATTGAATATCCGAAGCAGGTTGTTCTCCAAGTCCATCTTTGTTACATTGCTATGATTATGAAGAGATATGCGGAATATCGCAATTATGCTTTGATAACCGTAGCCGAGTTGAATATTGAGAAGTTGTTCTCCCGAAAGGAACGAGGAGTTCTGAAAGGGAGTGGTGATAACAGATAAGATAGGAGGAAAAATGCCTGACAAGAGAAAGGGTAGGAAATCGCTGAGGGTGGGATTAACGTTTCCCTCTGAAAATGATTGTGCTGAATGCGGTCACAATTTTGAGATGAGGGAGAGTCTTGAAAAATGTCCAATTTGCGGGTCGGAGGTTTAGCCTGTAATGGTTGTGTTTCAGGAACGGGGGAAGGGAACGGTTGCAAGACGTGTGAATGGGGTACAAATTTTCAGGAGCTATTATGATCGTGACATTCTTCGAAGAGACGGAAATTCAAATCATCGCCGAGGACACACGTGACAAGCTTTACTTGAAACATGTCCTGAAAATTGACACGAAAAAAATGTTCGCTCGTGTCAAGAAACATGCTGGGAGATACGAGGATGATTTGATGATAAGTTTAGAGCCCTTTGACGAGAAAATGAAAAGGCCAAGAAATGTCGAAGATTCCCAAAATAAAATATAAGGTCAGGAAAGAAGACCTGAGGAAGTTTTTGCGGGTGCATGGCTTAACGCTGTTCCCCGCCATAGAAAGGAATAAAGATGAGAAAAGAAAAAACGTATCTACAAAGGATGGAGATTCCTGAGTTATACTGGGAGTGCTCTTATGACATAATCCCGAAAACGTGTTGCCACATGGAGCATATCACGGCATATCGGAACAAGATTGAAGAGGCTGTTGAGGATGGCGTTGGGTTGTATCTTTGGGGTGATCGTTCCACAGGAAAAACGGCTCTTTCAACTCTTTTATTAAGAGACTTGATTCCACTGAAGAAATTCGGTTTATTCGTTATGGGTTCTGATATTCCTGACATGATTTTTGATAAGAAACTATTCGACTTGAATACCACGTATTACAGTCGTTTGTTATCTGTTGATTTGTTGGTGATTGATGAAGTCATATTCACTGGAAAAGATTCACAGAGGGAAATGATAGTTGAGACTGTTATACGGAAACGCGGATATGATCGAAAGGCTACTATCCTGACTTCAAATATATCCACGAAGGATATGAAGTTGGAGAGCCCAAATTTATTCGAGTTGGTGCAGGAGTCGATCTTACCCGTTAAGTGTATTGGTCACAATTTTCGCTCTGATATTAAAGAAGCAAATAAAAAGAGGTTTTTATGAGTCTACTTGGTGCGAGAGTTATCGGGCATACTCTTAGAAACAAATGTCTGAATGATTTTAAGCGTTGCGGTGTGGATGAGTACTGTTTTCTCGGTGATGCAAGAAAAGCATATAATCATTTGAAAAAGGAGGTGAGTGCTGGGAGGTATCCAAGTCAAAAGGAATTAGAGGAGAGGTTTGGGATCACGTTGAAAGATGACACCGATCCAGAAGACACGGAATATCTGTCATCATTGATGAAGGAAAGGTACGTAACACATAAAGTCTCACCTCTGATTGAGTCCTCGTTGAAATACTTGGAGTCTAAAGAGCCTCTGACGGCTTTGACCGAGTTGAAACTTGCTTTGACCTACAAGAATCTTTTGGAGCGTGTGGTCGAGAAACCACATAGTTACAAGAAGGATGGGCTTGAAAGGATTGAGGCATATGAAAAAGCAAAGGCGATGGGAGGGCTGGTGGGAATTGCTACACCTTGGCCCAGTCTGAATGATTTGATAGGCGGGTGGGTTGGAGGTATTCTGCATACGATAGTAGGTTTCACGTCAATCGGAAAAAGTTGGTTGTTGTCTATTATTGCGGATTACGCTTCAATGCAAATTGGTAAGGATGAGTGCATCTTGGTTGTCTCCACTGAGATGAGTCCAGTGAGAATTGGTCGAAGAATTGACTGCGTGAAATACAAGTTGAAATTGTCAGGTGTGCGGGATGGTGATTTAGATTCCGTCAGTGAGGAAAAATGGTATGAGGATACTGAGAAGGCGCTAGATGACAAAGTTGATTACGGTGACATCATTCTAGTAGGAAAAGCTCAAGCGAGAACGGTGCAGGACATTTTGATATTAGTTGAGGAGTTGAATCCTAGAATGGTGATTATTGATGGTGGTTATCGTTTAGAGTCGGGGATGGGAGGGGACTGGGGAGGACAGGTGAAAGTAATTGAGGATTTGCAGGAGGCCACGGCTTTCACTAATATACCTTGGATTGTGACTTCGCAATTGGGGGATGCGTCTGAGACTGGAAAGGGGCTGGATAAAAAGAAGATAAATAGATGGAATGTCAGATATGCGAAGGAGTGGATTATCTCTCCTGACATAGTCATAGGAATGCAACAGGACGACGATATGGCTCTGATAGATGTTATGGGTTTGGATATGTTGAAGTTTCGTGACGGTGACGGGCCGAAAAAGAATATCTTGATCAACTGGAATAAAGACATCATGGATTATACGGAAGCGGTTACTGAAGACCCTGCCACTGGCAAGGCCGAGGAAACAAAGGTGAGTTACGCATGAGTAAAGGGAAGAAAAAAATAAAAGAGATTGCCGAGCAGTATATCTCAGGCAAGGAGTTGTCACTTTTAATTGAAGGATTAGATGAGGTGATCCCACTCACTACTACTGACAAGAAATCAAATCAGGTCAGCGTGCTCACTAAGGAAGTTCTTCTTTTGTTGCTGGATAAGAATACGCAGTCAGAAACTAAGCAAGAGTGGTTGAGAGAGAGAAATTTAACATTAGAAGCTAAAAATAGGACATTGAGAATGAGGTTGAACGAGGAAACCACAGCTTCTTCGGTGAAAAAGCCTTTGTCTTTGAAGAAACTTTTCATTGAAGAAATGGGCTGTAGACGGGGACTATGAGGAAGAGACTCTTCCGACTGGAGAAACATTGAAGACTCCACGAGATAAAGAGTATGTTGATTTATCGATTCGTTTACCATTTACAAAGGAAGACATAGAAAAGGCGAGGAGACATGAATAGAAAAGCGATATTCCATTATTTGAACAAAGCGGGTTTGTGGGACGCTGAATATGATGCGATTTCACAGAGGTCGGTTATGACCTGTTGTCCCTTCGCCCCTTGGACGCATGAACACGGTACGGATAGACATCCTTCTTTCGGAATATGGGTCAATGATCATGGAGTCAGTAATTACCGCTGTTTCTCCTGCAAAGAGTACGGAGAATTTTGGATGTTGCCGATGAAGATCGGAGGGCTCACTGGGAATAAAGAGATGACGAAGGTTGGCTGGGAAATACTGGAGGAGGACAATGGAGACGTTGGAACCCGCCTGAAGAGGGCTGTTGAGTCTTATGATGACTGGACTGGGGGAGACCCTATCGAGATTGATATGAGCGCCCTTGACTTTTGGTCTGCTGAACTAGAAAAAAACTTGCCGAAAAATGCGATTGACTACTTGAAAAATAGGCAACTAGACCCTATATTATTGAGTGAGAATTTTGATCTAAAATGGGATGAAATTGAGAAGAGAATCTGTTGGCGAGTTTACGATTTTGAGAATTTCATAGGTTTGGTCGGACGTGACATCACTGGAATGTCTGAGAAGCCCTACAAGAATTATTGGAGTTCTCGATTCACTCGAACATTAGGAATGCGTAAGAATTTTAACCATGATTGTTTAAGGGTGATATTAGTTGAGGGCCCGTTTGATTTATTTCGAACTTTCTGCAATTTAGTATCACTGGATTTGCTTGGAGTATATGAAGTCGTCTGTACGTTCACAGCGAATCTATCAAAACAGCAATGTGACATGTTGGAGGAGATAGGCAAAACGGTTGTCTGTTTTTATGACATTGACATAGCTGGAAATTCCGAATGGAAGGAGGTGCAAAAGAAGTTAAAAGGAAAGATACCACGGATCACAAGAATGCGTCCCACAGAAGGAACAGACGCAGGTGACACAAGCGAGAGAAACTTAAAACAAAAGCTAGGAGAACTCAAATGAGTGAAGAAAGCAAGAAAGGCGATTGGTATGCAGGTGGCAAAGGTTTTGACACCGAATTTGACAAGCCCGTAAGAAACGAGTCCGCGGGTATCCGCTACTGGATGCCTAAAGAGACAGAACGCAGAATTATTTTCCTGACAGGTGAGCCCGAAGTTATTATGTTTGAGCACTCGATGAAAATCGGCAGTTCATATCGAAACTACGCGACTTGTCTCTCACATCTTGGAAAGCCCTGCCCTCTCTGTGATCTGGGTGTAGGACGTTATCAGGCCGCTGTTTTCACGGTGATTGATACGAACAAGTACACCGACAAAGCGGGGAAAGAGCACAAGAATGAGAGGCGACTTCTCATAGCCAAGAACGCCACGTGGGAAAAACTGGTACGTCAACACAAGAAACGTGTTGATAAAGGTGAGAGCCTGAAGGGTGCTTGCTACTCTGTTTTTCGTGGTGCGGACTCCAAGTCACCCTCTGTTGGCGACACGTTTGAATTCGAGGGAATGGTTGATGAGGGGACGATGAGTAAATTCCCTTGCCTTGATGAGTTTGATTACGCGGAGCTCTTGAAGCCAAACCCTGATTTGGTTGAGCAGTATGTGCGGAAATTGAAAGCTCAGGGCACTATTGGTGGCGAGGCCGAGAAACCCCGTTACTAGGTTTTGATTTTGGGAGAGGGGCAGGGTATAAATCATCTTTTATTAGGTGGATGTGCCTTGAGCCTCTCCTCTTTTTAATTGGAGAAAATACGATGCTGGAAAAGATACTCAATATACAGGGCGACATTGTTTTAGATATAGAAAGCAATCATCCGCATATTCATCAAGATGACTGGGAGTTTTGGGGATGTGGATTTGCCGCGAAAAACCCAAAAGACTCCAAGATTCTTTCCTCCTACACTGAGGATCGAGATGAGATACGTTGTGCACTTGATTGCATTCTGATAGATGATCGTAGAATTGTCGGCCATAACATCAAGTTTGATTTACGTGGATTGCGGAAGGAAAAACTGATTGATAAATATCCCGTCAACTTAGCCGATACGATGGTTGCCACTAATCTCGTTGATGAGAATATAATTGAAAGTCGTATTGGTTTGAAGGCTCGTATAAAAGACGTTTTTAATCATCAAATGGCTACATACAAAGAAACGTCAGCCTTTGGTCGTCACAGCAAAGAGTTTTTTGACTATGGAAAAGAGGACTGTTTTTGGACTCTTCGTTACTGGCTGGACTGGCTTCAGCCACGTATGATCAAGGACAACTTGGAAGAAATCTTTTATAAGATTTACATGCACGGTTTGAGATATGCTTGCGAACAGGAAGAGCGTGGTTGCCTGTGGTCTGTTCCAAGGTCTGAGGAATTGATTGAAAAGTACAAGGTTTTCAGGGAGGATGCTAAGACAAAACTCCAGTTGATTTTAGGAGATGATATAAATCTCAATTCTAATAAGCAATTAGGAAAACGTATGTTCGAGGATATGCGTTGGGATTCGTCAGGAGTTCCACGCACTGAAAAGACAAAACAATTTCAATTGAATAAAGAAGTGGTCGAGGTGCTTGCCGTCAAATACCCCGAGATAGGTAATTTGATCAATTATCGAAATGCCGCGAAGATGATTGGCACTTATTTGGAGCCGAATACTTTGAGGGCTCGTGAAAGTATGGAAAGTCGTATTCATCCCTCTGTTTATTTGACAAGTGTTACTGGAAGGAAACGTCAGAGAGAACCAAATTTTCAGAATCAGCCTGTGATCAAAGACCCTGAATTGAATATCAGAAGTTGTGTGGAAGCACCGAAAGGAATGGATTTGATAGTTGTTGACCTTTCACAGATGGAGTTGCGGTTGATGGCTCACGTCTCTCAGGATGCGGAGATGAGATCAGCGTACACCAGTTGGGAATGCCATGTATGCGATTCTAAAGGCGATAATACTGTTTACCTCACACACTGTCCTAATTGCGGGGAGGAGGGAAATGAACAGGTAATTAAAGACCCCGAATTCAAGGGGTTTTGGCATGGTAAGGATATTCACCAAATGACAGCAGATGTTACGGGAATGCCCCGTAGTCCTTCTGCTGGTGTGGATGCCGCCGCCAAGAATGTGAACTTTGCCGCTATATATCTCGCTACCGCTTGGAAAATGAAGCAACAGTTCGGGACGTATACGGAGGACGAGTGGGAGGATATTCTCAATAAATTTTTCAGAAAATATCAAGGCGTGAAACGCTGGCATATTAAGATGGAGGATTTGATGTATTCAGCTGGTCAAGTCTCTGATATTTTTGGAAGGATCAGACGTATCCCAAGCAAGTCGATCAGGATGAGTAAAAAGCATTCTCTGAATATGTTCGTGAACTTTCCGATTCAGTCGGCTGGTTCACACTATTTGATGCTTGCTGAAAAGGCATTTAGAGATGACATGGTTTCAGCGGGTGTTTGGCTTGATGGTGTTTGGCCTAGCAATGAAGTACACGATGAGGTCATCATAGAATGTAGGAAGGAGTTCACTCCCGAAGTGTCCGAGATTCTGTTGGAGAAGATGCGTTATACAACTCCAGACTTATCGGTTCCGATAAATGCCGATTTGACGGTCTGCGATAACTGGGGAGGAGCTAAGTAGTCAAGTAAGATAAAGGAGAAGTTATGCAAATAGGCATCAAAAGGATTTTAGGAGAAAAGTTGAGTTTTAAGTATTGGGGCGGGTATGGCAAGTTCGCTTGTTTTAAATGGACTGATCCTTGGACTTTTGGGACGTATTGGAGTGGTAGGATGTTTACCCTGACTATGGGGAAAATTCAAATAGATTTAGACTGTAGGAAGAATTGGATTGAGGATATGATAACAGGGGAGCCCAAATAATGAGTCATCATGTCATATTAGATAGATTAGTGTGGTTTGATAAAAAGATATTTCCACTGCCAACGCTTCAGAATATGTTGAGTCGTGATCTTTCCATCTTTGTCAAGGATGAAAAGTACGGCAGACATATTAGTATGAAAGTGTTTGAGGGGGAGGGTCAGATTATTGGAATACCACGGCAATACTTTCTCAAAAGATTCTATGAGAAGGACGGTCATGCTTTTCGAATATATGACGGGACGAAGTTTCCAGCCTCCCTTGACTTTCCTGACTTCTCGGGTGATCTTCGAGTAGGTCAGACGAGTGCCGTGAATGATATTTTTGAGAGTCTGAAAACCATGCGTGGCAGATACGGGGGTTTGATTGAAGCTGAGTGTGGCGTTGGTAAGACTGTGGCCGCCCTCTACATAGCTTCTATTCTGAAAGTTCCCACATTGGTGCTTGTTCATAAAAACGATTTGTTGGAGCAGTGGGAAGAGCGTATCCATGAGTTTCTTCCTCATTGCAGGGTTGGACGGATTCAGCAGAAGAGACGTGACTTTGAGGGGAAGCATATCACTATCGGAATGTTCGCCACTATCACAAGTCAAATTGAGAGTTTGAGGGAGGCAGGAGCATTTGGTCATTTTGGGCTGGTGATCATTGATGAGGCACATCATACACCAGCCAGCACTTTTGAGGCCGTGGTTAGGCAATTTGAAGCGAGAGTACGTCTCGGGTTATCTGCAACATTTCGACGGAATGACGGCCTTGAGTTTCTGTTTCACTGGCATATAGGCCCTCTACTCACACGTATGAAGGGGGAGCGTGTCACTGGCACGTATTTCCAAGTGCCGTATAATCCTTTGTTCACCGTCCCGAAAAGGGGAAGAAGTGTGAACTCCGCCAAGTTGATCACTCTGATCACTCAGGAGCCTAATCGAAACAATCATTTGATGGGAGAGGTTCTGAAAGCGTTGAATGCTGACAGGAAGGTTTTGGTGTTGACCGACCGTCGTGAACATGCGTTTTTTCTGCAAAAGGAGTTAAGGGATCGTTTATTGAAGGCGGGTGGTTTTGCATCCGTTGGATTGTATCTTGGAGGAATGAAAAAGGATGAGTTGAAAAGGTCAAGTCAGATGTCTATTATCATTGCTTCTTATCAGATGATGTGTATCCCGTCAACCACCTTATTTAAGGATTATATTTCTGGCGAAGAAAAACAGATTCAGTACTTGAAATCAGAAGAATGTGTATTATCTTATGATGTTAGTAGTCACAGACATCAATTCACAGATAAAGGCACTTCATTTATGGAAGCAGGCAAAAAAGATTGTATAAGAATTAAGCATTTGTTGGGTAATTTGGACACTTCTAAGGATCATCGAGTATTAACTGATGATGGATGGAAAGAAGCAGTGCGATTAACTGCACACGATTTCTTGATTTCACCTAGGGTTATAGATGTAGAAACTAAGGATATTAAAGAACTGTCTAAGTATGATTTGTATCTTTTAGGAGCTTTGATTGGAGACGGTTGTATGGTTCAAAAAGGCTTCATAGAATTCACTTCAGATGATAAGGAGTTGGTAGAAAGATGTGATTTTATTTTGAGAACCCACGGTATGTATTTGAAAGAAAACCGTTCTCAGCATTTTCGATCCCGCTGTTTGGATAGAGGGAAATACTCTAAGAAGAATCTTTCTTGGCTTCAATCAGTGTTACGAAAATATAGGATGAAGAATAAGTGTGAAAATAAGACGATCCCTGAAGAATTCATGTTTTTACCTAAAGAGAAGATACGTTTTATATTAGCTGGTTTGATTGATACAGACGGTCATGTGGATAAAGAGGGCTTAGTTGGGTTTTGTGGCAAAAATAAAGCATTGGTTAATCAATGCGTCACGCTTTTCTCACGTCTTGGTTTTGTTTCTTCCAAGGTTTATTTTAGCTCCTCTGTTTGGCATTTTCGTCTCCCTCGTTGTTATGGAAAACGCTTTCTAAATGAGATACCTTTAGTTTTAGAGAAAAAGAGAAAGAATTTACGATTGACGGATTATGGTGTCACTAAATTAGACATTGTTCCAGTAAAATACGTGATTAGAATTAAAGAGGCGTTAAAAGAAAAGACGATTTCATTCGTTGAAGCATGTGGTCATCTTAAAAAGAGTGGTTATACCAGCAAGTTTTTACATTGCAATAAAGATGGTGGTTATTTGGCGTTATCCGAGTTGATTTCGCATTTTAATTTAGATAATCAGTTGCTTCCAAATATACGTTGGATTCCAATACTTGATTTTGAAGAATTAGGAGAACAAGAAGTAGGGGATATTTCAATTCCTGATTTCCATTGTTATAGTATTTCTGATGTAGTGGTTCACAATTCGGAGGGAACTGATATTCCTGATATGGACACATGTTTTCTCGCAACACCTAGAGCGGATGTGGAGCAACCTATAGGACGAATTCAGAGAGTACATAAAGGTAAGAAGGAACCCGTGGTCGTGGACTATGTGGATAATGTGACACACTGTCGTAACATGGCTAAGAAGCGTAAATTTCAAGTAGCCGAATTAGGCTTCACAATAAAGGCGTAGATTATGTTTGATAGAGATGGATGTTTTGATTGTACGAGGAAGCACTTAGGAAAGGCACAGATTAAAATGGGGAAAGCGCAAATCCTTTTAGTGGAGGCTGATCTAGGCTATCCGAAACATGCTTATTTTGCTGAGATAAATATGGAGGAAGCGGAGGAATGCGTTTGGTCTGCACATGATCTTTACTTTGAGGCACTGGCACAAATCTCCGAGGCGGAGGATGAGATACTGGAAAAGAGTAAGGAATTGGCTGAAAAGATACGGGAGGAGCGTTTAAAACTACAGGATGATTTCAGTCATCAGATTCAGTTCAATACTCTGATCCGTGAGGTGACTTTGATTGCACAAAAAATTGATCGGAAATAAGTTACAAGACCTTGTATTTTAGGCTCAAGAGTTTATGTTATTTTTTGACATGAAATTGTAAAGATCAGATGGAAAAGGAATAGGAGGAAATTATTATGAAATGAAAAAGTGTCCCACAAAGAATTCTCAAATAGTTAGTAAGGAACCGAATCAAAGGAGAGATACATGAGTGTATTAGAACGACTACGCGCCAAGAAATTGGCTGATAAAGCTGGAGGTGCTGGAGAAACTGCCACGCCTGTTGAAGAGAAAAAAGTAACTGCGGAGACTGTGGTTTCCACGAAGAAAGAAGCCCCCGCAAAAGATGCCCCTAAAAAAGAGGCCGTTGATGCTGGTGATGATATTTCTTTTAAGAAGGACGCTGGAAAATCTGAACCTGCTGAAAAGGCCAAAAAACTGGCCGAGTTGGAGAAGTCTGAAAAGACAGAGGGAACGGGGAAGACGGAGAAGACGGAGAAAAAGGGAAGTTCCGATGATGATATTTCCTTTGTCTCTGATAAAGGCACGCCTGCTCCCGAGAAAAAGGCCACTTTGGCTGAGGGTGAGGAAGGGAATGCTCCCGAGAAGCCTTCTCCAACGGAGCCCGAGGATGCTCCTGAAGCTCCTGAGAGTGCAATCATTGCACAGGCGATTGAAGAGAAGAGACTCGAAATGGCGAAAGCTGTTGAGGACACTGAATTCGAAATGGCTTCAACATTGAAGAAGGAAATCGCCGAGCTGACCGAGGAGCATGAGAAGGCTGTCATTGCCGAGGAGTTGGTCGCTAAGGCTGAGGAGGAGGCATCGGCTGGTGATGCTCCTGTAATTGATCCAAATCAGTGTGATTACAAGGATCGTGCTGGAAGGCAGTGCACCAAGCCAAAAGGCCACGAGGGTCGTCACTGGTATAAAGTCTCTCCAACCGCTTCAGTCGGGTCATCCACAAAGGATGCTGGATGTTGCTTGAAGAATGGTAAAATTCACGTTAGTAAGCAGTTCTCGAAGTCGGGGGAAATCCTTGATACTGAAACGGAGGAGGAGTCCATTGATGTGAAGGCTTTTGAGACGGACACAGCGTCTGTTTCAGTGATGCTGGGCATGACTGTGAATATGGGAAATTACGAGTCCTGTAAGGTTGATGTCCATTGCACTGTTCCTTGTTATGTGGAGGAAATGCCCGAGGCATTCCAATTTGCGAAAACTTTCATCACTGAAAGGTTGAACAAAGAGGTCGAGGACATTCGTTCGGTCAAAGAGTAAATAGGGTGTTGGGAGGGCAGGTCATTCTCCACTTTCTCGTCTTTTGGCGATGGGTGTCGATGGTTGGCCTGTCCTCTCTTTTTAGAGGTGTAAAATGAGTTTGAAAGTCAAAGCATTTATCGACAAGGTCAACAAGGTCATACCTGAATCCGCCAGTTTTGCCTGCGATCCACTTTTCAAAACAAGTACACGATTTTCTTCAGGAAGTTTAGAGCTGGATTTAGCTCTTGGTGGAGGCTGGCCTCGCAGTAGAATTTTTCTGTTATACGGCCCCGAATCCTGTTTATCAAAGGACACGTTTATTCCTTATTCTGTTATTGATAAAGAAGGGAAGGTTCAGAACCATAAGGGAGGAACAATCGAGAATCTGTATAATCGTTTTCATGGTTTACAAAGAAAGGGAAAAGGTTCTTACCAAAGGCCTGAAACAATGGGCTCTTCTTTTGTTGTTCCCTCGATTGATGAGGATGATAGAATCTTTAGAACCCCTGTGGTTGATGTCGTTGACTGTGGAAGGAACGATTGTTTTAGAGTGTCCACTATTGGAGGACATGCAATTGAATGCACTGCTGAACATAAGTTTTATGTGGGAGAAGGGAGGTATTTAAAGTTAAGTGAGATGGAAGCAGGGAGTATTCTTTATGTCCATAATAATACACACTTCAAAAAGAAGCATGAGGCAATCAGCTATACAGAAACAACGGTTAAATTTGCACATCCTAGAGGGTATAAGAAACGTGTTAATGGCTGTGATTATCATAGAATACGCAAGTCCTTCTTAGTTTTTGAAGCAGATAAAAACGGGTTGTCTTATGAAGAGTACAAAGAGATACTGAATCGTGATGATATTAAGGAACGTTTTGGCTTCTTTTATGTGCCGAAAGGATATACGATTCATCATAAAGATGGGAATAGTAAGAATGATTCTATTGAGAATTTGGAGCTGATGGAAGCAGGGGAACATCTGAGTGGTCACATGATTGAGAACCACCAGTATTATCGTTATGTGGCAGTTGAGGATGTCATAGATAAGATTGAACCGATTGGAAGAAGACAGTTATTTGACATAAAATGTATTGCTCCATATAACAATTACGTGGCCTCGAATTTTATCGTTCATAATTGCGGGAAAACAATGATAGCGACAAAGGCGTGTGCTTCCGTCAATAGTTATTGCAGAAACTGCCACCAGAAGATGGAGTATTGCAAATGCACTGGTGACGCTGAACGTGGTGTCGCCTGCGTGATTGACGTAGAGGGGTGTGTTGCGAAAGGAGAACATATATTTCTTCCTGAGTATGGTACTTTTGTTCCGATTGAGGAGATGATTAAGAATAAAATCCAAAGTGATGTTTTATCAGAGTTTGATGGGAAAGCTCTTTGTAGTAAAATTGAGAATTGGTATGAGAATGGAGAAAAGAGAGTTTTGAAGATTAGTACTGCTAATGGTGAATCTGTTAGTGTGACAGAGAATCACAGAATGCTCATCTATGATAAGGAGTCGAAGTGTCTTATTTGGAAAAGATCAGATGAATTGTCTTCTTCAGATTGGTTAACTCGTCCACGAAATTTGTTTCTTGATTTCGAACGTTCGGATATTGATAGAGATTTGATCTCTTTTCTTGGTTATATGTTAGGTGATGGTTATTTTGACCCTTCAGCCTGTATGTCTTTTACAAATATCGATAAAGAAGTATTAGATGAGATGACCCGTATTTGCAGAAGATTTGGTGCAAAACTAACTCTGAATGATGATAGACATTATAGGATTTCAGGCATTGAGAAGGCTAATAGATGGCATCCTTTAGCTTTACGAACGTTTGTAAAGGAGCAGGGTTTAATAGGAGTAACAAAAGAAAGAAAGCATATTCCTATAGATGTTTGGCAACAAAAGACAGAGAATTTAAAAGGATTGGTAGTAGCTCTTTTTATGACTGATGGTACTGTTAATAAGAGTAGAGCGTCCCTTTCCTTTAGTAATAATAGCTTAGAATTATTAATGCAGTTACGGATGCTTTTAAGACGTTTTGGTATTCATAGTACTTTGAAGCGTCCTGATTTGGAGAGATATGATAAAACGGGTTTGATCTCTATCAATGGAATAGAACTGTTGAAGTTTTATGAAACATTTCGGTTATTAGGTAGGAAACAACGATTGTTGGAGAGTTGGTATAGTAAGTATTTTGATGGTGCTAAGAAGAGGTTGCCTAAACAAACGCAGGGTGTTCATTTTTTCCCTACAGACGAAGATGTTAGAAAGAAAGTCGAGAATGATACAGATTTTGTTTTTGATCGGATAGTTTCAATAGAAGATGGAGGATTGGTAGAGACTTTTGATTTAACTATTAACGAGACTCATAATTTTGTAGTCAATGATTTTGTTGCTCATAATACATTTGATGTGGAGTGGGCGCAGAAGCTCGGTTTTGACACCACTCTGAATATGGTATTTAAGCCCGAGTGTGGGGAGCAGGCTGTGGATGTCACCACTACTGCGATCAACGAGGGCATTTTCGACGCAATTGTTTTCGATTCAATTGCTATGGCTGTTCCTACTGTGGAGCTAGAAAAATCGGCTGAAGAGGGCGTGATAGGACGGCAAGCGTTGATGATGAATCGTGCCTTCAGAAAATGGCAGTCAGCTCTGAATGGCTTGAAAGGACGTGGCCCGAGTTTATTTTGTCTGAATCAGCCTAGAGAAAAGATAGGCGTTATGTTTGGTGATACAATGACTCTTCCCGCTGGGAAAGGACAGCGTTTTGCCAATAGTATAGAACTTCGTATGAAAACTGGCAAATACCACGATGTTCCGAAGATTTGCAAGAACGCATATGTGGAGATTTCAGGAACGACCGCCAAGAATAAAACGTACCCCGCCAAAGAGGAGTTTCTCTTCCATCTGTCCGTGGGCGAATATGACGGGTATGAGCAAGGCGATGTGAATAACGCTGAATCAATTATAAAATACTGCCGTCAGCTTGGCCTTATCAAGTGTGGAAAAGGTGAGTGGTTTTTCTCTTATGGGGACGATGAGATAAGAGCCAAAGGGAAGGACGAGCTGGTTAAAATCTTGATGGAGAATCAGGATATTCACGATACTCTGTGGGAGTACGTCCTAGAGGAGAAATTGTGAATCACTATGACTTCAGCAACAGACCAAGTATCAAGCGTAAGGCGAACAGGAATGAGAAGAGGGTGGCGAAGCTTTGCTCTGCTATTCAGACCCCGTGTTCGGGTGCGATTGCAGGTCATAAGGGGGATTTCAAAACGAAAGATTTTCTCTACGATCTCAAGTCAACCGATGCCTGTTCTATTAAGATCGACGTGGCGATGTTGCGGAAGCTCCTCAATGAAGCGAATGGTGCGGGGAAAGAGCCTGTCATTGTTCTCAGGTTTAATGAGGTCAAAAACATTGAGAAAGAGTACGCGGTGATCCCCCTGAATTTATTTGAGGAAATGAAGGAGCATTATGATAATTAACTTACATATGGAAAAGGCTGGAGGAACATCCGTTCGGAGGTTCTTTGAGAAGGCGTTGGGACGGATGTATTTCAGGGTATTAAGCCATGATCTGAATCGTAGTATGCTGGAGTTGAAACGTTATCAGAATAAGTACTTGATCGCACATGGACACGTTTTTTATGGCGTTCACAGTGAGTTGGGTTGTGAGCCTTTGTATGAGACTGTTCTGAGAAACCCTCTTGATAGATTCTATAGCCAGTATAAACATGTCACTTCAAGGGCGGGTTCACCTATCTTCAAGCAATTTGGCAATATGGACTACTCAGCATTCCTTGATAAGTATGGTGAGCGTTTTGGCAATATACAGACTCGTAGGATTTGTGGGAAGTTGGACGAGGAGCCTCTTGATCTCTCTGATTTGAGGCTTGCTATCAAGAGATTAAAAACATTTAATCGTGTTGGAATATGTGAGAATCTTGAGACGTACCTTTCGAGTTGGGCAAAGGAGCTCAGTGTCGTTACTCCCGTCACTATCAATGAGAATTGTGGCGGGTATGATGATGACTTATCTTCTAAGGGTGCTCGTTGTTTTATGCGAACTGAGAGATTGAATAACTTCGATATTATTTTGTATGAAGAAGCAAAAGGGATGAGTGAACAATTATGAAAATGAGTAAGCTATTGAAGAGGAGCACTGCTGGTGGGAAAAAGTCGGATGGTGTTGAGGGCACACTGGCGAAAGCAATCAAAAAATTCTACAAGATTGAGAAGAAGGTAATAGTCGCTCCCAAGGTCTTGAGGGTTTCTCAACTATGTGATATGTGTCCACGTGAACAGATATTCATGCACGTTCTGCATAAAGAGGAAACGACGATAGATGTGAAGGGGTCTTTTCAATCCACTATGTTCATGGATAACGGCACGGATTTGCACACGTGTTTGCAGGATAAGATTCTCGGGCCGATGCGTATTCTCAAGGGAACGTGGGCCTGTCTAAATTGTTTGAAGATGCACAAAGACTGTTATTTCCCCGAAAAATGCAGTTGCGGGGAGACTGAATACTTTCACTATATAGAGTATATAGTGACAGACCTAGAGCTGGGGATCAAAGGGCATATTGACGGGCTTATCTGTTTGAATCGTCTTGCCGCTTTCCTGAAGGATGAGCCACTTGAGGGACTTGATGAAGACCTTGTTATTTTTGAATTGAAGTCTACAGGAACGACTGGATATAGCGAGGTAGTCAAGACGAAATCGCTCCCTGTTTATTATCGCTGGCAGGCTACCAAGTATCAGGAAATGGCGAAAGCAATGGGACTTGTCAAGAAGGATGCAAAGACATGGTTCCTTTACCTTGATCGTCAGTATTTCGCTATTGGATCATTCTTTTACGAGATGGAATCGGACATTCTTTTAGAGATTGCTGAGAAGGCTGGTCATGTATGGAAGGGCATTGCTGAAACGAAACTTTATGGGAAACGCAAGTGCGAAACAATCGAGTGTGAGAGAGCCAAGGGTTGCCTCTTTCGTGATCGTTGCTTCTTGATGGAGGGGAAGGAATTCGATGAGATTTAAGTGTGAAATACCAGACTGTGATTATGAGACGGATCATAGATCGTATGTCGCAAATCATCACATCATTCCAGTTGAGCTGGGAGGTTCTGATAAGTCATGGAACAGATTATTCTGCTGTCCGTTTGTTTCCAGTGTTTTCAAGTGTATTATATGTAAAGAGGTGAATCAGATGGTTATATATAAGACAGTCAATACATTTAATGGAAAGTTTTATGTCGGAAAAGATACGAACGATAATCCGAATTATTTAGGTTCAGGCCGTATCTTTTTGTGCGCCCTTAAAAAATACGGAAGAGCCTCTTTTGTTAAGGTTATTTTAGAGCGCTGTTCTTCAGTAGAGACTTTGAATGAGAGAGAGAAATTTTGGATAAAGAAGTTAAGGGCCTCACGCAAATACGGTAATTACAATTTAGCAGAGGGTGGAGAGGGGGGCGATGTGTTTTCTTCTTTGAGTAAATCAGAGCAATCTAATATGAGAAGGAAGGTAGTTGCTTCTTTGATTGGTAGACCTTGTTCCGAGACTACCAAAGAGAGAATGCGTTTTTCTGCATTAGGTCACGCAGTAAGTAATGCAGCAAAAGAGAAGATAGGCAAAGCAAGTATTGAACGTGATGCATATAAAGCACTTCATACAGAGGAAGCCATAAAGAAGAACGGTGATGCACGGAAGATTAAATTCACTCATTTTGACACATTTAAAATCCTTTGTTTATATAGGAAAGGGGAGAAGACCATCGGTGAGATAGGTTCTGTTTTCGGTGTTACTCAGCCTGTGATAAATAGATTATTGAAAGAGGCGAATGAACCACGTAGATCTAGGTTATTGAAGATATCAGAACACAGACTCAAAATTTCAAACACACTGAAGAAAAAACATGAAAAGGTATAACTGTTATCTGTGTTCTCACGAGACTGATGTAAGGAAGAGTATTCATAATCATCACATTATTCCTGTGGAATTCGGAGGCTCAAATAGACGTTTTAATCGTGTACAACTTTGTCCTAATTGCCACAGTAGGATTTTCATCGAGGGTACTAATGGATTGCATTCGGGTGTTTTTGAAGATTCAATAGTGATAGTTGGTTGGAGAAACAGTCGTTGTTTTCTTGAGTATATTGAGGATGGAGAAATCAAATATAAGGAGTCCAAAAAATGGATAAGCCAGATGAACAGAAGCTCGCCCAGACGTTGATAGCTGAGGAATGTGACGGGGTGAAAGAGATGTTGTTGGAGAAGAATAAGAGTTATGGCAATTCCGCCCTTCAGCCGTTGCGGATGTTCGCTAAATCAGATGCGTTGGAGCAGATCAATGTGCGACTGGATGATAAGTTCAATCGTATCTTAAAGGGGGGAGATTACGGCAATGAAGACACTGAATTTGATATAATTGGTTATCTGGTTTTGAAGCGTGTGGCGTTACGTTTTCAGGATATATTAGATCCTGTTGAAGTGGGAATAGGTAATGTTGAGATGTGCAAACAATTGCACGCACAATTGCACGATACGAGAATGGAGGTTATGGCATCTTTCCCAGTAGATGGAGCGGGTTTTGTTAATTGGATTGAGGGTTGCCTAGATAACAGCCTCTATATTCGTAGAGCGGGCTGTTCGAATTATTTCACTCAGCTGGACGAGATCAAAAAAGATAAGATCAGTGGTGTGTTGGAGAACGGAGTGCCATCGACTTACGTGGAGGTATATAAATATGAGTGGGAAGCAGTCGAAGCCCAAAGTAATAGCTGATGATATTGAATTCGATTCCGACTTGGAGCTTGAATTTTATCACTGGTGTAAGGAGGCTCAGGAGCTTGAACTACTAGCGTGGTTTGAGTATCACCCTGAGCCGTTTGAGCTTACGCCCCGTGCCACTTTCACTGAAGAGAAGCAGTTGAAAACCAAGGTGAAAATAGTTGAGAAAACACTTCTCCAGCCGTGGCGTTATACGGTTGACTTTGTTCTCTGCCCGACAGAAAAACTCTCCCGCCTATTCCACGGCCTGCGTTTTGATGAGTTTATCTTTGTGGATGTCAAGGGGACGTTTAATCGCTTTGGCGGGGATCGTTCCTTCGCTTATATTCAGAAGGTGATGTATTACCGTTATTCACTGTATATAAATAAAGTTGTTCCTGATCAATTGTTTTCGAAATCCTTCGTTCCGCAAGTCTGTCTTTGCGGTAAAAAAGGAAGAATTCGTTCTAAATACGCAAATTTTGACACGAAGCACACACTCAAATTAAGTTTGATTTGAAAAATAAAAGAATAATTGCACTCAATTGCACTTGACTTACGCCCCATTAAGTCTATTTTATTGATGTGAAGGGGAATGGTTCCTTTTCAAATGTTTTTTAAATTGGAGGAAATAGAAAATGAATAGGAAGGAAATGTTGAATTTGTTGTTTGGTAATTTCTGCATGATGAATCCCGAGGCTTCGAAGGAAGTGAAAAAGGCTGAAGTCAAAAAGCTCATTTCTTTTTCTGATCTGAAGCTCAGGAATATGGTCTCGATTAACTGCATGTGAAATTTTAGATGGAAACAGTTTCTCGAATAAATAGGAGGAAAGATAAAAAGAGCCTTGAAAAAATGTGATTATGTAGTATGGTTTATCGTTTTAGGAAGTATGTAATTTAAAAGCAAAGAGAAGGAAATCAGAATGACTACCAAGACAGAAAAGAAAGTGACTCCAAAGAAGTCCACCGCAAAAAAAGAGACAGTCAAAAAAGATGCTCCCAAAAAAGCACCTGCGAAAAAAGAGGTTGTGAAAAAGGTTGCTCCAAAAAAATCAGCTCCGAAAAAAGAAACCAAGGCCATAGAGCCTGAAATCGTTGATCCTGTTGACACTGAGATTCCCAAAGAGAATCCCCCTGCTGACACTCCCCCTCCGAAAACTGAGGAGGCCCTCGACGATATTATGATTCCGGTGGTCGCTCGTAAGCTGTGGGACAACGATGCCTTGACTCTCACAGGTATTCCGAATAAAGGTCTGAGCTTGGTCGAACGCTCTCAAGCTGTCAGGGAAGCCGCAATAACATCAAAAGTAATGACCGACCGACTAGGATTGGTTCAGGGTGAGCTTCTCTATGAAATCGCCAAAAGAAATTACTGGCGTGACTGGGGCTTTGATTGCTTCAACGATTACATTGAAAAAGAGCTTGAGTTCAAAAGACGGAAGGCGTATTATCTGATTCAGATTTACGAAAAATTCGTTGTTGAGCTCGGACTTCCGATTGAAGTGTTGAAGGATTTGGAATGGTCGAAAGCCAAGGAGCTTCTGCCTGTCCTGACTATCGACAACTGGGAAGCATGGCTCAAAAAGATTGAGGACAAGACTGTTGTAGAAATCAATGCGATGGTAAAAGCCGCTCAGGGAAAAGCACCTGTCACAGATTTCACCAAGCGTATGACTTTCAGCTTGACCGAAGATCAACACAAGAACATCGAAACAGCTCTTGCACTTGCTTCCAAGATTTCAGGGAGTGAGAAGCCATGCCACTTGTTAGACCTCGTTGCCACTGACTTCATTGCTGGGGCGTTGGTTAAAGAGGGTGCAGAGCCTGTGGACGCGCTTCTTGACAGGGCTGACCTTCATATTAAAAACATCGAACGGGCCTTTGGCATCACGCTGAAGATCGAAAAAACGGATGCTGAGACCATCCCCGCCTTCGCTGAAGAGAAGAAGTAATCAATTAACGGCAAATCAAACAAAGGAGAACGAGATGGGCAAGTTAGTGGTTGACATTTCAAAACTGTATGAAATCTTCGATGAAATCTACATCTTTGAAAAAGGCGACGTGACAAGGATGGAAGCCGAGAAAGTAACTCGTAAGTACATCTGCTCCGACCTCTACTGCTCTTGTCCGTTCGACTCTTCAAGAGGTAATGATTGCAGGCATCAAAAAATGATTGCAGGAACTTTCGTGGGCACTGGTGCTTCTAAAGATGTAGCATCTGAGGTTATGAAAGAGCTGACAGCGATTTTAGAGCAGGATGTGATTCCTGATCCCCCCGAAGGGGTTGAAGCCGTTACAATCGAGTCCAAGGTTGTCACTGATATGCTGATCGTTGGTGTACGGAAAGATTTCGTGGTGTACATCAAATGAAAAAAGAGATTCCATCATTTTGGTTGCAAGACGTGGATTTCGATATTAAAGATGTCGAAATTCAGATACGTCAGAGGAAGGGGTTAAAACCCGACTCCTCTTTTGTTTCCAAGCCGAAAGATGGGGTTACTATTATTTGGTGCGGGTGTGAACTATTTAAACGCTATCAGTGGGAGTTCAGAAAGTATGAGGAACGCAACATAAAGGTAAGTATCCATGAATGATTTCAAACCAATTGATGACAAGATAAAATCGATGAAGGAGTTCACAGCGTTGAGGGAAATTCACACTCACGTCTTCATTGTTGATACGAGGCACATACCATCCGTGGTACATCTTTTCGGCAGATGCAAATTACCTCTCCCGCTCACAGTGACGAATGGAAATAAAATCCGCTGGAGGATTGAGAATATGGCTCAGGCTCCCTTGGGAGTTATCTCCGACATCAAGGAAGATAATGTCTGCATCACTTTCCTGATCGCTAGTGTGAATGACGGCAGGGACTTGAAGGGGAGGGATTTGTTGCTCATGGATATTAAGGATTTGTTCATTAGGTTTGATCCGAATCTGAAATTTGTGAATTTGGAGGTAAGATGAAAAAAGAAGAGGTAATGGAGGAGCTTGGCATCACTTCGGAAAAGGAGTTGAAATCGAAGCTCGTGGAGTCACAGACTGATCGAATATCCTCTTCGAATGACAGAGAGAGTTTGAAAAAGTCAGGTGTCTCTTTTGAGGAGCTGAGTAAGCGCCTTCCAGTTGAAGGTGATAGACTGTTTTCCGAGGGTGGGAAGCTCGTTAAAGTTTACGAGGATTGGAAGACACGTGATGGTGCTCCATTCCAGTCTCTGTTCTGTTATGCTAAAATAGATGATAGAGCAACTGGCTGGTATCTGCACAGTCGCCCTTTTGGTTTGATCTGTCTTTTGACTTTGAGAACGTTTGAAAAGGTCACGGTGATTGATGGCGAACGTTTCGTCAAAGATATTCGTGTTTTACGTCCGAGTTCTTCGAATAGGGGCTTGGTTTGTGAGGTTTTGTATGAGGAGTAGAAAATGAAAATATATAAGAACAAAGATGGTCAGTGTGTGCAGATTTATTCGTCGAAACCCGTTGATGAGAATTTCGCAGTTTTGGCTGATCCCTATCCAAAAAAAGTCGTTCCGAAAACAGAGTCACAGATTGCGATGTGGCCGAAGTTTGCGGAAAGGGCTAAGATCGAGTGCACTCGATTGCACGGACTGGGTTTTTTATTCTTTCGTGATGAGGATCATTCCATAGGTGCTCTACACACGGAGATAAAAGCTCCTACTGATGGTTTTTATACGCAGATTCGTCTTACCCGTGATGGTATGATTGATCATGTTTTTATGTTGAATAAGCCAGTGAAGATCATCTGGATGACTGATCAGTTAGTCAGGAGAAACTTTATTTAATTGGAGGAAATTGGAAAATGAGCAATGAATTGATTGAGGCTCTGACGGGCCTCGAAGTCCTTGAAATGAATGTGAAACAGAAGTCACTGAAATGTGAGGCATGTTTTGATCTAGTTGTCTTGTCAGCCGCCTGCTATTTTGTTTCAGATGAATCAGACCACGATGCGATTCCAGTCACGCTCTGTTTGGAGTGTTTAGAGAAAACTGTTTCCGATGATCAATACAAGCAGATTTTGAAGGATGTTATGTTCTTATCCTCCGAGGAGGCTCGTCAGGAGATGGATGAGAAATTAAGAAGACCGAAATTAGACGGTGACACCGAGGAGGACTTGGCGTTTTTCCTTGAGGACTTGTCAATGGCCGAACCTGAGTTTTTCAAGAACCTCTGTGAGTTCAACGATGGCTCATATACTTTGGATAACGGCAGTGAGGATTCATTCTTGTCCGACCTCCACAGAAAGATTGCTAAAGAGGGGCAGACTCCAACCACCAAACAAGTCGCCGCATTTAATAACAAGTGCGGAAAATATCTTATGATGAAACGTGAGGGTGATGAGCTGATTGATCCTGTCACATTACGAAAAGCTGGCAGTGATGTGAAGGAGAAGCTGGATGCTGTTAACTCTATGAGTAAAGCGTTGGACACGAAGGAACGAAAAATCATTGTTGATTTTCTTAACTTCTTCGAGCAAAGAGGCTATCTCACGGACAAGCAGTTCTTTCTATTACGCAAAATAGAGAGCATCGCAATATCAAGAACAAAAACGGATGACTGACTTGTATTTCAGTGTACAGAGTTTATCCTATTTGGTGTGATCGTCATATAAAGTAAGGAATGAAATGAGTAAGATAGAAACAAAAGTACAGCCCTATCTCTTCCCTGAATGGAAGGATGTTGAGAAACCCAGTAAGTCCGCCCTTTATACCTGCAAAAGCGCCGTTCAAAAAGCGATTAGACGTGGTAACGTTGAGGACGCTGTTCGATATGGTCGTATGGTGTGGTTGTATGATCCTTTCACACTTTGGCGCAGACTGTTGACAATTATGTTCGAGGAGTGCGCTGGAGTCTGCTCCACATTCGCTCCAATATGGGAGAAGAACCCCAACTCAGAAAACTGGTCTGAATTAGAGCAGTGGATCGTTTCACTCTGTGGCGCTCCAAAGTCCCGTGAGCTCTCTTCCCTCGCTTATAATGCAAATAATGAAACGGCTTTATCCAAGAAATTTCCCGAGGAGTTGCAATACCTTATGAAGCGTGGTTTGCTTGAGGGAAGTTTCAGTATTTATAGGGAGCTGGGGTATGATGCTGATTTAGTTGATTTTTGCGAACGTTGTTTTAATAAGTGGGATTATGAGAAGCAGTCCCTTTTCCTTCCCTACATCTTGGAGTGCTCGGAACGTCAGGGATGTCTGGCTCCAGTGGATGCCATTCAATTTGAGGTGTGTGATAAGAAGAAGGACGGGATGATGATAACAGCACTCGATCAGCATACTTTCGCGGGAAAAGAAATCCTGAAAATTTTCTGGAGAAACAGGGCTGATAAATTGATGTCAGCAGGTTTCAAGTCAGCGGAGGAATTCGGTCATAGTTGGTGGATGGTTATCTGTTCACACTTGACAAACGTATATCCTATGATTTTGAGCGATATATGCAATCCTGAAGTAGTTGAAAAGTGTGGCCCTCTTCTGTATGACGAAAAGAAGGCCGAGACCTTATCCTTTGCTGATGATTTCTGCTCTTTAGTCGAGTGGTTTATTGACAAGCGCCTTGGTAAAGTCATCAAGGAAATTCAATCTATCTGAGGTGATTCAAATGAATGTATGTTTTTTATGGTGGGGATATACTGCGAAGCGAATGGACGGAATAAGTCAATGCGTTTTTTCACGCTCGATAATTCAGTCCGTCAATAAAGTCAGGTCTGATGTCCACTGGATATTTTTCCATCCCGACGAGGAGAGTGAGATTCAGGTGGATGGCTTCTTCGATGGACTGGATATAGAGTTTCTTCCCTTCACCTGTCACGGTGCTGAGGCTCGTAAAGGACAGGACGGATTTAATGGTGTTGCACCTCCGTTATTTCATCCCGAGATGTTACAGTGGCTTGCGAGTAAGGACTCCCGCAGGGTGGATTTATTCGTGTCGTGGTATTACACTGCAAATCAGCAGTTAGCCGCTCAGATGATGCCCCACGATTTCGGGGGGAATAAATACGTATTTCCTCATATCTCGCCAAGTATTTTGAATTTTCTGAGCGAGTCTGGAGCGGATAAGAACCTTCCGAAACTTGGCTCACCTGAAGGGGAGTTACAATCCATAACGAGTGCGTTAGCCTCTGACCTGACTTTGAATTTTACTGAAGCGGATCAAGGCTGGCTCACGAAACTGGCAAAGCAATATCTGTCACCAGTTAAACAGCAACAGTTGAACGCACGTTCATTTATTCCTAGTATGCCCTCGGATGAGGTTCCAGTCCATAAGAGACCCGAGGAGAGAGCTACTTTCGGTCATGCTGGTTCGATGGAGTCGAAGCGTCACTGGTCTGATTTAGCAAAGTCCGTGAAGTCCGCTTGTGTAGGGAAAAAGAACGTGGGTTTTTATTGCATGACTCAGCAAGATTTGGACACTGAAACGCATGACGTTATTTGTGGCATGAGGGAGAACTTAGGGGAACGTCTGACTTTCCTGACAAATGTGAAGAGAGCGGATTATATTGAGAATTTAAAGAACATAGATTTCTATCTTATGTGGACTGAATACGAAGGAACGGGCATCGCACTGTTTGAAGCTATTTTTTCTGGGGCGGTTCCTGTTATTCGTGAGAAGCCTTGGAATAAGGGTCGTTTTCCTGATTACCCGTTGATCGCTCAATCTGATAAGGACTTTGATTTGTTAGTGCATTTATGTGCACGTAATCCGAAGAAAGTTAAGGATCAGGTTAAGACGTGGTTGGAGGGGTATCGTGAGCGTTTCTCGTTAGAGAACATAGGTCACTTTTGGTCTGATGTTTTAGAGGAGTGTTATGTGCGACAGGGAGACAGATTCAGAGCGTCGGGTGCTGTGGCCCGTCTTGACGTTGTCTTTGGCGAGGTTATGAAAGAGAATGCGGGTAAGGAGGTAACTCTCCCTGTTTTTTATGACATGGCGTGTAAGAAGGCTCTGAAAGAGGAGTTCATGTCTGCATTCCTGAAATCGAATAGAATTTCAATTGAGAGAGCATTATTTGCCACTGGTTGTCTGGTACGTAAGGACGAGAGTATCTTTATCAAGGAGTAATATGAGAATTCTTATTTTGAACACTTATGAGTATCCGCCTAATCTGAACGCTGACTCCAGCTTCACTTTAACGAGGTCTTTGATTCAGTCAATTTCACGGTATCGAGACGACATCTTTTTTTACTGGGTACTTCCGCAAGTTGAGGGAGTTTCCCCTCTGCACTATTGGAAATTTGAGGACGAGTGGGATGCGCCTCGTTTAAAGAAAATCTTCGTGCCGCTTTATTCCAACAGAGATATAAATGAATGGATGTTCTCGGAGGAGCTTTTTCAGCAGATTGATCCGTGGGTTGGCAAGTACGGGACATTTGATTTGGTTCTGAGTAATAACGCTGGGAAGGCTGGCAAGATGTGTGAGTTGCTCGGCAAGCTCAGTGGGGGCACACACCTAGAGTTGCTCTGTGGGATTATAATACGAAGAGTATGTACGACTCGGAATGCTCGAATGCGAATTATGCGAATATGGCATGGCACTCCCTATCGTACTCGCTTATAGACTACCCTGTTTTGGCGACTGCATATTCAAAGAAGCAGGCTGTGGACTCAGCAAAATTCTTTGTTGCACCAGACAGAGTCAAAGCCATGCAGGAAAAGATAATAATTCTCAATGGTGCTCTGAATACTCAAAGCATCGATGAGGCCGTGAAAAGAACGAAAGGAAAACGCTTTGAAAAAACGACTCTTTATTTTGGTGGTCGTTTCACCGCTACGAAGGGAGGTGATTTCGCTACGGAGTGTTACGACTTGGCATATAAAACTGGCAAGGATGTTGAGATCAAAGTTACGACTCCCTCAAAAAGTGGGAAGGTTGCCTCTGTGAAGGAAAAGGCGAAGGAGGTCGAGTTTTTCACAGACCTGTCTCAGGAGGAAGCGTGGGATGTGATGGTGCAGTCTCACATAAGTATTTTTCCTCAGACCCTGCGTATGCTTCCTAGCGCCGTTTTTGAGCAGATTTATGCTGGTCTCATCGTTATAGTTAATCGGAAGAATAATGCTGGGTTGCTCCCTCCAGAATATCCATTCTTTTATGACACGGAGGATGAGGCGAGGGCGATGCTTCGTTTCGCTATTATGAACTACGATGATGCAGTCAAAAAGGTTCAGGGCTTTGGTCAGTGGGTAAAAGAGAATAATTCGTTGGATGCCAGCATTAAAACACTGTTCGACAAGATTTACGAGGATTACGAAGCGGATATGAGTCATTTTAGGTCGAAACCCTTTGTGACTCACCTGTGCACTAAAATACTGAAAGAGGCGAAAAAAGAGGTGCAAACGAATGGCCTGAGCTTCAGGAGGTTGTGCGGGAGATGAAAGAGATGTATAAGAATGTTGATCAAATGGGAGCGGGCTCTATGAAGAAAGAGTCTTGGAATAATTGCTATAGGCAGTTTTGTGCATTCGCAAAAGACACATGTTTAAAAGAGTATCCCGTTTTTGATTTAGAGGCGCTGGATGCAAAAGGAGTGAAGGATGAAAAAGTTACGTCTGAATGAGCCCTCCGTCACGCTGAAAATGCGTGCGTACGTATCGGAGGTTTTTGATACCACTTGGTTAGCTTGTCGAGGAGATTTCTCTAAGAGATTTGAAAAGGCGTTTGCTGAGTTTGTGGATGTTCCCTTCGCCAAGGCCGTGAATACTGGGACTGCCGCCTTGCAGATTGCTCTTATGACTCGGGGCTTGCCAAAGGGATCGTTGGTGGTTATTCCCAGTTATACGTGCTCTGCAATAGGGCAGGCTGTTAAGGGTGCAGGTCTCGTACCAGTAGTTGTGGATGTGGAGAGGGATACGTTTGGTATGGATGTGCGTCTTTTGAAACGTGCAATCCTCGAATATGATATATCGGCTGTGATCCTTGTTCACCTGTATGGCACGCCAGCAAAGGACACGCTTGCAATAGATTCCTTATGTGATCGGAATAGCATCTTTTTAGTGAATGACTGTTCGGAGGCTCACGGGGCGAAAATAAGGAAATCGGGAGAGATGCACTCAATTGCACGTATAGGGGGTGTTGCCACGTTTTCTTGCAGGGCGGAAAAATTGGTTGGAAGCTGTGAAGCTGGGGTGATTGTCTCTTTTGATGAGGAGCTGATTAAACAAGCTGATATTATCGCTGACAGGGGACGTGTGGCGAAGGGACTGTGGGACAAGTATTTCACGAATGTCGAGGGAAACAACTGGTTGCTGTCAAATTTAGTGTCAGCTGTGGCTCTTGCCGCCGTTGAGGATGTTCAAAAGCATTTGCATAGACGTAGGTGTATTGCTGAGCTTTATCGTAGAGAGGCTGAGAGTATTGGGTTAACCGAGTTTGGTTACTTCCAGTCCCCCTCTGATTATTTAAGTGATGACTCCGTTTATGCTGTTGCTTGGTTGAACTGCTTTGTTTTGAAGGATGGTGGACGTTCCGCTGAGAGTATTGGACTCGCTTTAATAGAGAAGGGAATAGAGTGTAGGCCCGGATTTTATCCGATTGAAACACTCGCTCCAACAGAGGCGAGACATGTTTTGTGTACTGGGGAGGCTGATTTTCTGTGGAGAAACATAGTCTGCTTGCCAAGCAGTCCATCATTGACTGAAGATGATGTCAGGTGTGCTTGCTTCGAACTTGCTTCAGAATGTAGGAGGGCGTGACTTGTCTACTAAAATAATTTATTCTACGTGTAATAAGAATACCGTTATTGATGGCAGAGGAGGTATTTTCACATGGCTCCCCGACGAGCCTGTTTTAGAGTTCAGTCTTGTTCATATTACGAAAGGGAAGAAAAGAGGATTTCATTCTCACCCTGAATTCAAAGAGTATTTTCTTTGTGTCGAAGGAGAGGCACTTCTTCTGTGGAAGAATTTTGGCAGTGCGGATGTTCATCAGATTCATTTATTGGCTGGCTTTCTTCGATTTAGATGGCTCCGTTGTTTCAATCAATGCCAAGTTTTTTCGTGAGGCTGAGATTGATGTTTTATGCGGTGATAGCAGTGGTGTTCGGGAGGAGTTGGGGTGGGAGCCTGAATGCTCTTTTCCCCAGTTAGTGTCGGAGATGTGTGAGAGTGCGGACATTTTTGTAAAGAATCAGATGCAAATGATCAAAAGCAGGCTATAGTATATACATGTAAGAAAAAGGAGATAGGCGATGGATAAGGAAAAAAAGAAGAAGGCGGACGTTGTCCCAGCAGTCGGAAAAATCAATGAGAGTATCATGGTATCGGTTGACAAGCTTCACCCGAACCCTTGGAATCCGAATGAGCAGACTGCCATAAAGTTCAACGAGCTCGTCAAGGAGATCGAGGAGGAGGGCTTCGACGGAGCGATTGAGGTTGTCAACTGCAACTGTTCGGAAATAAAAGGCCCTCATTATATGATCATCGGAGGCGAGCACAGATGGAAGGTTCTTGGTGTTCTCGGTTGGTTGGAGATTCCTGTTATTGTCAAGCCGTGGGATGACGTTGAAAAGCAGAAGCTGAAAACAGTCCGAAAAAACCTGCTCACAGGTGATTTGAACGACCGTAAGTTCACCGAGCTCGTTAATTCGTTAAGTGATTCCGTTGACATAGAGGATATGCCCTCTTTGATGGGTTTTGATACGGAGGAGGAATTCACTAAGCACCTCTTGCAGGATAAAGAGGAGAAAGATAAGAGCTGGATGGATACTTTGATGAAGGATAGCAAGAAGGAGGTCGAGGCCGTTGATGCGGTTTCTGATGTTCTGAATAATATCTTTGCGGATTACGGTGAGACCGTCCCAAGTGATTTTCTCTTTTTCGCTTATAAGGGAAGAACGCATCTGCTTGTTATGATGCAGGAGGAGCTGAAGCTTGAGGTAGAGGGGATGGTCAAAGTAATCAAAGAGAATGATCTGAACATAAATGACTACTTGTTAGAGGTGCTGAAAAATGGAAGAGACGAATAATATGCCTGCACTTCAGACGGAGTTGCTGGAGGATGAACGCGAGAAAAGGATGGACACGATTTCCAGTCTTAGAATGCGCGGTGCGTCCGTTCCTGCAATAGCGAAATCGTTAGGCGTTTCCACAGCCACTATTTATCGTGACATCAAGGAACTGGGTCGTAGGTATCGTGAGGAGATCATTAAAACCGATCCTGTCACGTTAATCGCGGATCACTTGCACTGGCTTGATGAAATGGAAACTGTCGCTTTACATGAGATTGCAACGTCAAATAAGAAGATACAAAAAGTTGTTGATCCTTCTACTGGGGTAGTCACTGAGGTTGAGGTTGTTGATCCGAATAAAAGTAAATTTCATTCAGCCGCGTTGAAAGCTCGTGATATGAAGATCAAACTTATGATGGACACTGGTATAATACCTAAGAATGTTCCCGAGAAATTGTTTGACTCACTTGAGCAGAATCAGGATACCGAGCAACAGTTACTTGATGAACAGCGAACACCCGACGAAATCAGGGCCTCGATTAAACGCCTCCTGAAACACGGAAGAAGGATGTAATATGTCTAAAGAATTCTCTTTTATCGATGAGATGGATGATGAGTTGGCACTTGAGCGTGTTGATCGTCTTTTAAAGATGAAGGAGTTGCGTATTGACTTTGCGAAAAATCACCACTTGAATACGCATGGTCAGCGCATGAATTTTAAAGATAATCCTCACTTGCTCCCCCTGTATGAATCGACGGCTCCGCAGATGGTTCTTCAAGGCTCTGTTCAATCCATGAAATCCGAGTTCGTAGTTATCGACCATTTTGCGTGCGCCGCTACGGGCATGTCAGTTTTTTTCGTTCTACCTAAGTTTGAGTCCCGTGGTGCTTATGTGCAGAATCGTATTGATAAATGTTTTCAAATGGTCAAGGAATATCAGAAGCGTAAGACAGAGGTGATCTCAGTTGATAACGTGGTTATGAAATCGTTCGGGAAAGGAACAATCAAGTATGTGGGTTCTAATGTTATTTCAGATTTTAAAGAGTTCCCTGCAGATGCTATTTACGTGGAGGAGGTTGACCAGTGTGACCAGTTGAATCTTGAGTACGGTGAGGACAGACTCAGGGGATCACGTTTTCAGTTTAAAAGATGGATAGGAAACCCCTCTACAGAAGGCTACGGGATCAATAAGCACTACCTGCGGTCAACACGTCAGGAATGGCATGTCGCTTGCGACACCTGCCACGAACTTGTTTCGTTGGACTGGTTCAGTACTATTGTCGATATAAAATACGATATTGAAGGTCTCCCAACTGGTTATGATCTTATGGATGATTCATGGAGAGCAGGGAAAGAGATTCGTCCAGTATGTCGTCACTGTGGCAATCCATTTAGCAGATATGGGGGAGGTGAGTGGTTGGAGCAGAATCCCGATAGTAAAATTGAGGGTTGGCTTATGACGATGATGAACTCTCGTCTCAACTCCATCTCGGAGATGTTTGAACGCTTTGAGGACTCTTTTGGGGATGATGCCGCTTACCAGCATTTTCACAATTCCGATTTAGGTATTCCTTACAGCCCAGCGGGGATGTGCCTTTCGGCCTTACTGCTTGATTCTTTAAAGGAGGACGGGTATCGATTCGTGATGGATGGTCGTTGCGCTCACGTCGAAGGAAACCGCAGTATCGGGCCGTGTTCAATGGGTGTTGATGTAGGTAAGAATTTCGATGTTAAAATATCAAGGGTTTTGGATGACGGAACACGTATAGCCGCTTTCATTGGTGAGGTCACAGATAAGTCCGAGCTGTTTGAGCTCTCAAATATGTACAATGTGGGGTGCATGGTTATCGACAGTATGCCCGAAGCAAAATTGGTTCAGGAGATTCAGGAGGAGTTTACTTGTTTTGTGTGGTTGTGTCGATATGGAAGCGAGGGTAAAGACGCAAGACTGAAGAAAGATAAGAAAGCTCGTGTTGTTACCGTGGATCGAACGTCCTCTCTTGACCGCTCTTTTTCTGCCATGAAAAAACAGAAGGTTGTACTGCCTGAGAACTACTCTGCTATCATGGGAGGGGATTACACTGAAGAGATGTTGGTTGCTAAAAGACAATCAGAGGTTGATAAAAGTGGTAACGTGCGGTATATTTGGAGCAAGGAGCGGAAAGATCATCAACGTCATGCCGACAATTATGATCTGATTGCATCTCAAATGATGGTAAATTCTATCGACACTTTAGCGGATATTTCAGTAGGATAAATGGGAGTCAGTTATGAGAAAGTTACACAGACGCGTAGGTCGGAAAAGAGATAAGGTAATGACGAAAAGTTCTGTAAGTGATGAGCCGATTGTGGACTCTGCTTTTATTATGTCGGATGGAGAGGTCATATCGGCACAGGATTTGATGAAGAAGGGTCAGCAAGCCAAGACGTTGATCGAGAAGGAGATGGAAGGTTCTAATCAGCCCGACACCAAGGACGAGGATGACGAGGTCACGTCACAAGATATTGTTTACCCTCCCTTTGATCCTGAGACGATGGCGAAGTTTTTGGATGTTGACGAGGTTCATTATCGTTGCTTTACCGATGATGTCACTGTTTTAACGAAAGATTTAGAGAGTCGTTCTATTGCTTCTATTAAGAAGGGGGAAAGAGTTCTTTCACATAACAATGATTTTTATGAAGTAACAGATGTAATGAAATTTGATGTGGAGGAGGAGCTTGTTCTTTTAGATGTTCATGGATTGAGAACAATAAGTTCTACATCAGAGCATCCTTATTTAGTAGTTGACAGTTCATTTGCTGATTTTAGAGCGAAGATAACAAGAGAAAAAAGAGTCAGTGGCTTATCGGGAGAGGGTGTACTTTTAAGTGATAAGGCGAATGAATTACTTTCTTGGAAAAACGCATCCGAGATTGCTGTGGGGGATTTTATCGTTGGTTCCCTGCCTTTATGGAAAATGGTTGATGAAACAGCACTCGTTTTTCAGGGACAGAAGATTGTCGCCTCGGATGAGCTCTGTGAATTACTGGGGTTTTATTTGGCGGAAGGAAGTTGCTCTGATTATGAGTTCATAAATAAACGTAATTTATATCAATGTAATTATTCGACTGTATTCACTTTTCACAAAGATGAGAAGGATTATCATCAAAGAGTGATGAATGGATTAAGTAATTGTTTCGACTCCACTTCGAAGGTTTACTTTGATGAGGAGAAAAATACAGGCAAGATTGTTTGTTCGAAACCGTATGTTCATAAGTTAATGACCTTTTTGGGTGGAAAGTTTTGCTATGGAAAAAGAATTCAGAAAGACTTCTTAGCTCGTTTGGAGTTGAGACAGATTTTAATTCTTCTGCGTTCTTATTTTGATGGTGATGGCCATATCAATAAGAATGGTGATTGTATTTTCGTTACTACCTCCAAAGAATTATCTAAACAGTTATTCACACTTTTATCTTATTTGAGATATGATGTTTCTGTCTATGAGCAACAGCCCATTTCAAAAAGAAGAGTGTATAGACTTGATTTGAGAGGTCAGGATGCTAAGGATTTCCTTTCCAATTCTGTGGGGTCATGTACTAATTCTCGGAAAAGAAATTGTTTTACTTCACTATTAGGTATTGGTGAGGTTCTTTTGAGAAAAGTCATCAGTTCTGAACAGAAATCTTTTTCTGGCTCTGTTTACAATCTTGAGGTCGAGGGTTCACACACTTTTGTAGCGAATGGCTTGGTCACTCACAATTGCGTGAAGACGAAAGTTATGGATGCCGTTGGTCGTGAATATGTCATCGCTAAAAAGAATAAGGATGAGAAGGACACAGAATCCTCGTCTCAGAGTGTTGAGGTCGAGGATTTCATTGAGAACTGCAATGAGAACGACCGCTTCGAGGGTGTGCTCGAAAAAGCCGCCACTGACTATGAGTCTGTGGGTTATTGCTTTATAGAGGTTGTTCGAGCACTGGACAAGAAAATCCGAAGGCTCTATCATATTCCTGTGGCTCGGATGCGCGTCCTTAAAGGTTGGACGGGTTTCGCGGAACTGGGGGGAGCAAATTCGGGCAAGAGTGGCACTTATCGTTACTACCTGCCTTTTGGAAGAAAACTTTTGAGTCCGAACAGAACCGACATAAATAATAATCCTCTGCCTTTCGACCCCGCTAAGGACGGCAAATTCAGTGCTGGAAAATGGAACATGAAAGGTAAGGATGATTTGAATAGTGATGTATCGAGACTTCAAGATTCAGCGACGGAAGTAATGATGCTGACAAAGCCACATCCGAAGTCGATGTATTATGGCGTCCCCGACGTGATTCCTGCGATAGGTAGTATTATGGGGAATATCAACATACGTGATTTTTTCTTGCAGTTTTTCGATCATAACGCAGTTCCGCAGTATGCAGTCATTATCACTGGGGCGAAACTTTCCAACGAAGTCAAGGAAGTCATCCAGCGTTACTTCGCTCAGGATATAAAAGGGCAGGCGCATAAAACACTCGTCATTCCTATCCCAGCCGCTGGAGGGGATGTCAAGGTTGAATTTAAGAAGTTGACCGATGATACGCAGGAGGGTTCTTTTCAGGATACACGCAAGAATAATCAAGAAGCAATTTTGGTTGCTCATGGTATGTCTGCCGCGATTGTCGGGATGACCGATTCAGCCAGTCTTGGCTCTGGTAAAGGTGATGCACAGTCCAGCAACTATAAGAACCGTATTGTCGATCCTCTTCAACGTAGATGGGAGAAGATGCTTTCTAGGCTTTTCCATTACGGACTTGGAACGACTTCAGTTAAGATCGTTTTCGAATCTTTGGATGTCACAGATAAAGCGAATCAGCGGGAGAACCTGCTGGCGTTCATGGAGAAGGGTGTGATCAGTATAAATGACATCCGTGACATAGCTCAATTAGGGCCTCCAGTTAAAGGTGGGGACAAGCCTTTTATTCTCACTGGCGGTATTCCTTTATTCGTTGATGAGATTCAAGCGATGCCAACAGAAGCGGAGATGAAATTGGCTGGGGATAAATTGAATAAAATCGCCGAGAAGATGGCTGAAGGATAGAATGAATAGTACCGAGAAATATGAGATACGTCGGCAGATTCATTTTTATTTGCTGAGTAAGGTTGCTACTGGCGGTGAGAGGATGACGCTTGAACGGTCTTATATTCCTCCCACTATGAAGACATACGCCTCGTGGTGGAAACCTATCACAGATCAATTACTTCAGCTGAAAATACAGCGTGCGTTCTTTGAGGCGTATAAAGAGTCCACTGTTATACGTAATCCAACCAGTCGTAGGCAGGCAGGGCTGAAATTTGCCGAGGACATCTTTAAGACCTTTGATTATCCCGACACAACGCCTGTAAAAGAGTTCTTGAGAGAAATGAACGAGGAAGCCTTCGAATTTGGCATTGATTCCTCCTTTGAGTCTTTGAGGGTTCTACGCAAGGCTGATCCAGTCACCTACGTTTTCGATCTGACCGACGAGGAGCTGATTCTGCAATTAGATCAACGAGCTTTGGAGATGGCAAAGATCACAACTGACACAATGGTTCACAATGCTCAGGCGAAGATTGCCACTGGTATTTTTAAGAACGGTGATACTGTTTATGATACGATGAAAGTCATCGAGGTGATGGGTATTGATCCAGCAAGGGCGTATAAGATTGTGCAGACAGAGGTGCAGACAGCTATTGGAACGGCTCGTTATGAGATGTTCAAACGTTCTGGAGTGGAGAGAAAACGTTGGTTCACTGTGGGAGATTTGCGTGTCAGACCCGCTCACGAGGCCAATGAGAGCGTGGGTTTTATTCCAATTGCCGAATCTTATCCTAGTGGTGCGATGCACGTAGGAGACGGACCGGATGCAATAAATTGCTTCATTGACCCTCAGGTAGGTATTTGGACTTCAGAAGGGAAGAAGCAGATTAAGGATATTCAAGTAGGAAATTTGGTATTAACTCATTCAGGAGAATATAAGAGGGTTCTTGAGACTTATTTAGGAAAGTATAAGATTCCTAGTGGTCGTCCAATTGTGAGGATTAAATTTGGAGAGAAGAATAAGTATGCTTCTAATAGTTTAGTTGTTACTGAGGAGCATCCATTCTTGACTTCTGGGGGATGGGTTAATGCTGAGAATCTGACTCTTGAGGATGTCCTTTATGTGAGAGCAAGTAGATGCCCTTTATGTGGAAAGAAAATGCCCTACTATCGCAAGTATTGTTCTCGTAGTTGTTCAAGTCATGTCTCATCTTCTAATCAATGGAAGGACCCTGAGCATCGAAAGAATACATCTAAGAAAACGACTGAGCAATTAAAGAGTGAATATGCTTCAGGAGTAAGAGACGCTGATGGTATAACTTTACGTGCTCGCAAATGTTTGGTTGAGAAGTATGGAGAAGGGGGTTATATGAAAGCCTCTGATTTATGGAAAATAGGTAAGCCCGCATGTTGGAATAAGAAAGGCCCCACGAAAATTGAGGTTTTGTTTCGTGACTCCTTGGTTAAGAGCGGTGTTGTTTTTCAGGAACAGTTTTCTGTAGGGAATAGATTTGTAGATTTTTATGTTCCATCCGAAAAGAGGTTTATAGAGATAGATGGATGGTATTGGCATCAGGATAAAGAGAAGCAACATAAAAGAGATGTGGAGATTTTAAGTGCATTCCCCGACCATGTGATTGTACATAGGTTATATGGGAGGAAAAATGAATTTATTGAATCAGATGAGCAGTCTTTATTATCTTTGAACCATGAAGGAGCTTATGAGTTTATTGAGGTTCCTATTAAAAGTATTGAATATAAGAAAACATCTAGGGTTCAGTCCCTCTATAACTTTCATGTTGAAGATAATTTTAGTTATATTGCTAATGGTGTAATAAGTCATAATTGCAGATGTGTGGAAGAGCCTGATTTAAGTGATCCGGCTCTTGTTTTACAGCCGTGGACTGGTGGGCCAGCAGGTGGAATTATGATTCCTGTGGTTTCGCCATTGGATGGATTGATTGATAAGACGGCTTTGGCTGAAACAGAGGAGCAATCTTATAGTGCGGCTCAGGCCCTTAGAACAGGGATGAGAGAAGAGGCATCAAAATTGGGTGTAGGCACTGAATTCGATTTGCTTAATGGGACTGCTGATATAGATAAAATGGTACGTGCGGAGAATGTTTCATATCCTCATTTGCAATCGAAATCCTTTGCAACAAGAGCTGAAGCGTCTACTTATGCGAAACAGAAAGGATGGGACGATTATATTGAAGGTTTTAAAGGGGAGTGGACTGTATATGGGAATGATTATAATGTAACAGCTTCGTGGGTTCCTGAAGGATTGGCGTATAAGGTTCATCCGACGAATTATGCTAAGAGTTTTAATTTGCAGAATTATTTTGGTGATGATGCCAGTCATAGTTCTTTGAAGATTTTTGAAGCGGCACTTGATGGTGCGCATGGTGAGAAATTCAGATTAGCGGCATCGTTGATGCAGGATACATCGCAGAAAGTATTTTCACAGATGTATGGAGATATTGGAATACTTGGTAGAGCAGATACGGAGGGCCATTTAGGTTTAGTAGTTAAGAAGGTAGGAGGAATAGGAGTCTCTGAATTTAGTGGTGGTTCTACTCAAGCGGCTAAAGTAGCTCAGAAAGGGGAGAAGATTTTTAAATATAATGTAGAGGTCAAACTAGATGATGTTTTGATTAGCCATCGAGTATTTCCAACCCCATTTCCAGAGAAAGAATGGGTAGTTAAGGAGGTTTTATATGTTAAATGATTGGAGAAAGCCTGAAAAAGGGGAGGAAAGAGATTTTTTTGTTCATAGAATGATTCCTGAGTATCGAGGTGTTTATTATGAATTGAGTATAAAAGAGATTGTCAGTGAATTGCGAGCTATTTTTGATTATTGGACGTTGACTTCTTATATTGATTTTGATATGGAAGTCACCGCTAAAAGACACGCATTATTTGGAAAGAGGTGAAAGAATTTGGTTTTGTTTTGACTTTAGACATGATACCAGAAGTGCACTTGGTTGCACTGATTTCAAGGTTTTTTCATTTTTCCGCTTGTTTTTGTTCAAAGTGCAATTACAGTATTTTTATTGAGGCGACTTGTTTTTCTCCAAAGAGGTGGTATAATTGAAGTGTTATAATTAGAGGGAGACTATGATTAGACAACCGTTCACGTTCCATGCGATCATGCAAAAAGCCGTTGATGATGAAGGAAACAACATCGTCAAAGGATTTGCTTCTATGAATAACGCAGACCGTTCTCAGGACTTAATTGCTCCTGAATCTTTCCTATTAGACCGCTTTATGGTCAATCCGCAACTGCAAAGAAATCACAAGAAGTGGATAGATGAAAATGGTAACGACGTGAACATAGGCCTTGTCACTCAAGCGTCCGTCGCAAAGATAGTTGATATTGACTCCGATGACGTGTGGGGAATATCTTTAGAAGACGGCTCTCCGATTGATACTTTTTCCAAAGAAATAAGTCCTGACGTTGTAGTGGGAAGTCGGGGCCTTTGGGTCAAAGCCCAAGTTACTATTCCCGAGGTATGGAAAGAGGTTGAGAATGGTACTCTGAATACGTTCTCATGGAGAGGGCTCGCTTCAATAGCCAAAGTTGTTATTGGAGGGGTGGAAAAATTCGTAACTAAGACGATTGACCTGTGGGAGTGTTCCCTAGTTCATATTCCTGACAATTTCGCCTCTACTTTTGAAATTGCCAAGGGCGTTCAGTTCGGTTCGGACTTAATGAAATATGAGAAGCAAACGTCAATCGACTTGTTGAGTATACATCAGATCAGATTTTCGCCGACTATTTTTGAGCAGGCAACTGCGAAGACATGGCTGGCTGATCATTCTTTTTCTTCGTCCGTCGCTGTCGATAAAACTGGCGGGGAATTGGTTCACACTAATTTGAAGAAAGAGTGTTTTGATGAGGAGTGCCCTCTGTTATCCATGCAAATGGCGACGGGAGTACAGTTAATAGTAGGGAAAGAAATCACGGATGGTATGATGAAATCCCACGGAGAGTTCTCCGAAAGGATTAAGTTTTTACAGGATTTGGAAATGTTAGAACAAAGGAGTCAAGAAATGGCGAACAAAAAGACGAAGGACGGTCAGGAATCTTCTGTGACGGTAAAAGAAGCAGTAACGACTCCTGAAACGAAATCCGCTGAGACTGAAACTGAGGCAACTCCCGCCAAGGAAACAGCGGCTAAAAAAGAGACGAAAACCTCTCCTGAAACGAAGGATGCGGAAAAACCAAAAAAAGAGCCCATTGAGGAGTCCGAGAAAAAAGAGGCCGAGGGTTCTGCGGAAAAAACGGATGACGTACCTGCTAAGGAGCCCGTGGCGAAAGGCGTGACTGAGCAGTTGGATATAATGAATAGCACCAAGTGGTCGCGTGTAGCAGAAATCTTCAAATCTTTCAGTGCTTTTGAAGAGGCTGTCTGGGATGCACCAAATGAGGTTCCTGACCTTCAGAATCTCGTGAAAGAGCTTTGTGTGATTCTAACGACAGAGCAGGCGCAGATCAAAGCCGCTGATCATCAAACCGTTCTTACTGAAATGGGTAAGACAGTCGCCGCTCAAGTACTTGATGCCATAAAACCCGAGATTGCTAAAATGGCGAACTCAGCGGGTCTTATGGATGAAAGTTTGACTCTTAAAAAGGAAGATGCCCTTTTAGAAGAGAAACCGTCAGCTCCTGCTCCGTCAGGTCAGACTCTCCCCGCTAATACTGGTGGAAGGGATTCTAACACGACTGCGATGAAGGAAGCTGGGGAAACTCCCGAAGTCATCAGTAAGGAAACAGATACGAAATTGAAAACGGAAACGAAGACTGAGCCTATCCCTGAGCCCGAGACGAAATCAGTGGATGCCAAGAAAGAAGTGACCGAGGATGTGCCAGCGACTGAGTTGGTGAAATCTCTGGGAACTCCCGCAGGGCAAGAACATGGGGCTTTCTTGGGTGCGTTGACAACGCTCTCTAAAGGTCTGCAAGATGTGACTGAGGAGATGCAGGAGATGAAGAAAACCGTTGTTGGTGATGACGCACGGGAAGAGGATAACACTCCTCCAGTCGTTTCGAAATCCAAGAATGATGTCTTCTCGGATACGTGGCCTTTTTAACAGAGGGCTGATCGTCGAATGAATGTGTGATTTTAAACTTGAAAAAGAGGACTGAAAAATGAGCGACAAACTAGATGTGAACAAGTTGATGACGAAGAGCGAGATTGACGAAGCAAACCTTCCCAACTCCGTTCTGAATACCCAGCAAGCGAACCGTTTCATCGATCTCGTTATCGATACTTCGACCCTTATCAAAAAGGTTCGTACTCGCAGAATCAATCATCAGAAAGGTGACATAAATAAACTTGATCTCGGTAACATCGTGACAGAGGGTGCTGATACCACTACTTCCGTCACGACGAATGTGCCGTCTGAGAGTAAGATTCATTACAGTACTGAGAAGTACCGTTCTGCGTTTGATTTGACCACCGACTTCACTGAGGACAACTTGGAAGGGCGTAGCATTCGTGACACGCTCCTGACAATGTTCTCGAAGCGTATCTCCATCGACAGTGAGATGGCGTTTATCGAAGGTGATGAGTCTCTCACCACTGGTGATCTGCAATCGAAAGAGAATAACCTTCTCGGCCCGAATGATGGTATCGTCAAGATACTGACCGACAATACGCCTGCCGCACAGCAGATCAATGCTGGTGGGAAAGCTTCCTCCAAGAAGCTCTTCTATGACATGAAGCGCAAGATTCCATCACGCTATCGTGTTGCGAAGCCCGCTTATCGTTTCCTGACTCCTACGTCAGTGTATGACAAGTGGATGTGGGACATATCGGAAGTTGAGACTGGAGCTGGTGATACAGCTACTCAGGGTAACGTTAATCGGAGTCCTCTTGGAATTCCGATGGTGGACGTTCCGTTGATGCCTGAAGACCTTTCGATCGGAACATCTGTCTCCGATGGAACGAAGATAATCCTGACACCTTTGCAGAACCTGATTTATTTCATTCAGCGTGACATCACGATTGAGTGGGATCGTCAGCCTCGTAAAGATATGTGGGAAGTTACAATCCACTTCCGTGCGGACTTCCAAGTCGAGAACAGAGATATGTGTGTAATAGCGCATAACGTTTCCGAGTCTGGAACGGACTACGCTGGATAAGTGTGAATCTCTCTACCTTGGTTCAGCCCTTCTTTCTTCGGAAAGAGGGGCTTTTTTATTTGTATTTTAAAAGTTGTGTGTTATTCTTAATGAATGGTAAGTAACGGATAATGAAATAGGAGACTGAAATGTTAATTCGTCTAGTTGGAGCATCAGGATATACTACGCCTTTCACCAAGCAGGTTCTCAGTTTGGACGATGCGGAGCCCACTGAGGTCAGTTCCCCCGAGGGAAGAAAGCTTTTACTCACAGGTAAATTCATTGAAGTTATCGAGCCAGCCTCTGAAGGGGAAACACTTCTTGAGGGATTCTCGAAGCCTCCTATGGACGTGTTTAGAACCTTACCAAAAAATTGGCATAAGATGACGATCCTCGTTAAGAATGCTGGTGGGATTGGAGACACTCTGATTGTGACCTCTGTTGTACGATACCTGAAAAAGGTCGAATGCAGAGTCGTATTAGCCGTTTGTGAGAGTTTTATACCCTTCACCCCATTATTCCCCTTTGTCGATGAATTCGTTGACATACAGCGAACTAACGACGTGCGTTTCCAAGATCAGTTTGATATGATTTTGGACTTGTCCGATTTTATGATTGAGACGGATAAAACAATCACAGGTCACGATTATTACGAACGAGCGTATCAGATGGTAGGGCTTGATAACTGTCCAGTCGCCAAGGTTCCTATAAACATGCCTAGAACATTGGACAAGACGCTGGAGATAGCTCACAATTTTGGAAAGAGAAAAGTGATTGGAATACATCCGAAATCCTCCGCTTTGCACAGAGACTGGTCAGCGGAAAATTGGAGGGCGTTCATAGAGATTGTTAAGAGGAGTGATTTCGAAGTGCTTGTTTTCGGTCAGGATAGTCTCGGATTAGAGGGTGTTGTGGACTGCACTGGTTTCAGCGTTCTTGAGCAGGTTCGTTTAATGTTTGTCTGCAATTATTTCGTCTGCGTTGATAGCTGTTTTCTGCATCTTGCTGGAATGATCGGACTGGAGACGATTGCTTTGTTTGGCCCTTCAAGTCCTCATGCTGTTGCTGGAAGGTACGCTACTGTTCATCCGCTGAAGTCCAGCTTTGATTGTGTGGGTTGTCGAAGGAGGAGGCCTTCCGATTGCAATAACGGTTACTCCTGTATGCTGTCGATAAGTCCTCAGGATGTGGTTCAAGCCATTAAGGGAACGGTCGGGCCTATTGAGCACGAGTCTCAGTGGTTCCAAGATCGTAAGGGCCAGCCTTTGAAGAGTAGTCGCCAAAGAGATTTGAATTTTATTAAGCGGGTTCAGAAGATAGCTGTCGTTTTCCCTCATATGGTTCTAGGTGGAGGGGAGACCTGCATGATGACGATCGCCGAGGGCCTGAAGAAGTTCTTTGATGTTACCGTGATCGCCTTTGATTCGATCGAACCAAGAAAACAGATGTCAATCAAGGAGGAGCTCCTGAGTCGTTTTGACAACGTTATCTTCAAAGGTGGCTCTGAACTGGCAACTGATGAGTTCGAGAAGCAGGATGCTGTTCTGTGGTATGGTATGAATGAAGCGATTCCCATCTCATTGAAGACAATGAGAAATCTCAGACCCTTATCAATCAGGGTAGTTCATACTCACTATGACGAGGAGGGCGTGAAATTCACTGAGAAGTGGAGAGACGTTATCGACTCCACGACCTGTGTGTCCCCTGTTATAAGTGAGAAGATTCCCGAGTCTATCTTTATTCCGAATCCTCTGCCAGTAACGGCCTTTTCAGGCGAGAGTAAAAAGATGTTTGAGAAAGGCACGACGATAGGCTTCTTAGGACGATTTGATTACAATAAAAACGTCCGTTGGCTTGTAGAGAACATGAGTGCACTTGATTGCAATCTTGTCGTGCAGGGAATGGAGACCGATGAAATTTCCCTGACTTTACTTGAGAATATAGCCAAGGATGGAGGTTATGCGGATAGAGTTAAATTTCTGCCGAGAAGCCGCAATATTGGAACGTTCTTTAAAAGCATTGACGCACTCGTTGTTTTGTCAAGGGAAGAGGGCTTTCCTATGGTCTGTCTTGAGGCTGGATATTTTGGCGTTCCTGTCATCGCCACAAAAGTTGGTGCGCTTCCCATCTTTTTCGAGAAGGAAATGAGGTTTGTGGAGTCGCAAGCTGGGATGCCTGTCTTGGACTCCTTACGGAGTGAAATCACACGTATAAGGAAGACTGACGGCATCAAACTGCAAAGAAAAGTTATGGCGGAATGTACGATTGATTCTGTCATTCCGAAGTATCGCCAATTGATACGGAAAACACTTGGTGATTCTTATCCCGAGGCTTATCGAAAAGGGCGGGTGAACTTCCATCGTGAGTATGGAGCTGGAGATATTTATATGTCCTTCGCCCTCGTTAAAAAGACACAGGAATTTTTCCCTTTAGCCAAGATAAATTATCAAACACGTGAAGGCTGTTTTGAGATCGTCAAGATGTTCTTGGATAATGTATCGGTGTCCGTTGATCCGCTTCAGGACTCTTTGGAGATTCCAGTGGATTACAACGGTTGCTGGGAGCAGAAGGTTCATATAGTCAATGGAATGGGTGGTTCAATCTCTGATCTGCCAAAACGTATTTCCGCCACGCCTTTGGAGAAAAGCGTTGGCTTCTTCATGCAAATGAACCAAGATGCTGATCGACGAATAAAAGAGTGGCCCAAGTCCAAATGGCTGGAATTAGCGAGGAGACTGAAAGCGGACGGGTTCACCTGTCATCAATTAGGATTAGCCAAAACGCCTTTGATACGGGGTCTGAAGGATAAAAGATCAAAAAACTTCAAAGAATTGGTTGAAAATATCGAGTCTATGCAGTATGTTGTTAGCGTTGACACTTTAGCGATTCATCTGGCTTTCGCTTTGGATAAGCCCACAGTGGCACTATTCGGGGGAAGCAGTAAGGCGTGGTTGTCCTCTTATGACACGCTGGTGAACGTTGAGTCAGAGCACGATTGCCACTGCTGGGGATCAGTCAAAAAGGACTTGGTTAAGAGCGACTGTAAAGTAGAGTGCATGGAGAAACTAAGTACGGATACGGTATTGAAAGCATTCAGGACATTGACGGGATGATGTTTCCCGTTTCACTTATCGTTAACGGAGTTTCACAATGAGTAACTATGCCACAGTCCAAGAGGTGAAGGATTATCGCCCTACAGAGAGCTCCACTGTTCTCGATTTCACTGGTTGGTCGGATGTGCAACTGCAAGCCTTGATTGACGAGTCTGAGGTTAAGATCGAGAGTGGCTGTAATGACATTTTTTATCCGAAAGAAGATACCGTCATCGTCAATGGAAATGGAGGGGAGAGTCTTTTCCTCGCCCAAGATGGTGGTTATCCTTACAGAATAGTTTCCCTTGTCTCCGTTCAAGAGATTGATTTCGATGGCTCCGTTGAGCACACTTATCTGCAACCCACTGATTACGTTTCCGAGGTTCATTCTATTTTGATCAACACGGGCACGTATAACATACGTTCACGTTCAGGCGCAGGCGTTTGGCCTAGAGGCCGTCGAAACATTAAAGTAGTTGGAACGTTCGGCGAAGCGACCGTCCCTGATCTGATCAAAAAAGCCACGATTCTTTTGACTATCTGCCTTTCTCTCGGCCCTGATAAAGCGGGTATCGGAGAGAAGTCCTTTTCAGATATGGTAGAGGGGAATAAGACTCAGGAATTGTGGACGGATTATCAAGTTTCTTATAGTGCTGGGGGAGAGGGTGGTTCTGGTGTCGTGAGCAGAGATGATGGAGTTGTCACGATCACGGGCTTTGTTGAAGTTGACCGCATCCTTTCGGGTTTTGTCAATTACGCGGATTTATTTATGGCTGTTTAATTATATAGGAGAATGTCATGTTGCAAGCAAATGGAATGAGGACGATAGTACAGACAGTTACCACGACTCCCGTAGTGCTGGATGTCACGAAGATTTTACACGGTGAGGATGTTCTAGCTGTTATGATCATGCCTCAGGTTATTTCAAGTGTTGAGATGCGTGGTGCTAATGCTAGTGATGACTGGGTTAATCTTGGTGGTGGTTTGGAACTGGGGATTGATTTTGACGTTCATACCGCTTCGAATCTTCTTATGTTGCGTTCGGTGTCGGGTTCGAGAGAAGTAAGTTTATTTTTCTCTATAAATAAGAGGTAGTCTTGTGATAACAGAAAAAGGTTTTCAATTCAAATTTTATCGTGGATCTTTCCCGACTTTGCTGGAGTTGACTACTTTGGTTTCTGTGGGGACAGATGGAGATTTCGCTTTCGTGGCGAATATCGCTGGAGCGCCCTCTTTGTATGCGTGGGGGAATGGCGCGTGGGGAGAAGTAAGTGGTGGGAGTGAGACTCCTGATCATAATAGTTTGACTGGACGTACGAACTCAGATAGTCATCCAGCCACTGCTATAAGTTATGATAATTCGACTTCGGGATTAACTGCCGATGAGGTTCAAGCGGCTATCGACGAGGTAGCCACATCGAGTGGTGGTGGGGGAATGGCCGCCAATTTATTAACAGCAAGAAATCTTTATGGAGGATTTTAATCATGTCAGCAACACCGCAATTTATAACGAGTGCTTTAACAGTCGCGGACAATACGCAAGTAGGAAATACAATAGTACCCGCTGACACTACCGATTTGAAATCAGTAGTGGAAGGAGCAACGGATGGTACAATTATTCAAGACATCGTTGCGGTATCCGACGACACTGCCGCGGTTATCCTGCAGGTGTATTTTTATGATGGAGCGACAGCTTGGCTGATAGGTTCGGTAAATGTTCCTACACTGTCAGGGACTGATGGAGTTGTACCAGCAGTTTCTCTGCTTAATGTAGTAGACCTTCCTTTTCTTAACAAGCGTGATGATGGTGCGATCCTTCTTGGCGTAGGCGAAGAGATACAAGTTGGGGCTGTCGCAACCGTCACAGCCGCAAAGACTGTAACACTTACGGCTATTGGAGGAAATCTCTAAGATGTCTAATGAATCACATGCTATAATTATTCCTAAGAAGGAGACTGTTTCCGATGAATGGAAACGGTCTAATAATGCTTGGGAATATAAGATGCGTAGACGCCCTCCTGAAGGTAGAAACTGGTATGGTGATGGTTCTGACGATGGAGATAGACAGACTCTTAATCAATTTATTTCGGCATCTGATGGTACAGTTATATCAAATGCAACTATGATAGACGCTTATCTTGCGTGGAATGGAGTGTATGTTGGAACCGCTACTAGAGGGCTGACATCTTATACAACGTCAGGTCTTACTTGTTATTTAGGGAAAGCGTGGGCTACTAAAAGAGTCATTAGCAGGGCTATTTTGTTTGGCGCAAGTGACCGAGGATTTCAATATAGTATAAATTCTTCGATGACGTTTTATTTAGAGGGGAGTGATACTGGTGCATGGGCAGGAGAAGAAGTTTCTTTAGGTTCTCAATCGTATACTGATTACACGTTTGCTCGCATTACCTGCTGTGAAATTAATTCTTCTTCAATTACACCTTATCTTTATCATAGAGTCAGGCTTGTAGTTGATGTGGCAGGACAAATGCAAATTGTTGAGATGGAGTTTTATGAACCCGTTGAAAATGCTGTAGGTGTTCAGCAATTACCTCCTTATGTTGGTAGTGTTATAGATACAGCAACAGCTAGAGAATTAAATGCTTTTAATGGAAGTACTACAGCAACATCAACAGCATCATGTTATGGTCCTAATGATTTTTATGTAGGCAAACAATGGCAGGATGCCAAGATTGTATCGAGAGTTCTTTGTTATGCTTCTACTGATTATGGATTTTCCTATCCTGCTTTATATACAGGGGTGCTAACACTGACATTAATGAGCTCAAATAATGGTACTGACTGGACAGATTTAGGCAGTCAGACTATTAAATCGGATTATACTCTTGATGATATTGTAGAAATTTGTGCTGATTCGTCAGATTCTTATCTTTATCATGCAATTCGTATGAGTGGGACAGTTAATCCTAATTATTTTATTATATCTGAAATCGAGTTTTTTGAGGGTGTACTTGCGAGCAGTGTTGAAGATGGTGATATGGTAGTTAAACAATTCTCTACTGTTACAATTCCTGAAGGTCATTTATACACAACGTCTGATAGGTGTCGTGGGCTGACCATTGGCATTAATACTAAAACAGGATTGGTTAATCATGGTGATATTACTATGACCTCACGTGGTTGTCATGCTAATCCTGTTAGCCCTGAAAAAGGTGGCTGGATAGATGTTGCTACTGATGGTTATACATTAATTGGTACTTCAACATCCGCATTGTCTAACGCTTTTGACGGCACATTGGTAAAAACAGGCTCTTCTTGCACTTATATACAACCCTACGCTACTATGTATGTTGGAGTAGATTTCGGTGTTTCTAAAAAGATATATAAAGCACAGACTGTCGGCCCATCTGGTCATGGTTATGGATATGTTGGGTATTATAATATTACTATAACGCTTCAAGGTTCTGATGATAATTTTTTAACTGATATGAATGACCTAAGTGAACAGACTTTTGTTGATGCTAGTAATAGTTTGACAAAAACATTTACAGCGAGTACATATTGGGAATATCGGTATTATAGGGTGAAGATAGTTGCAGATGACGGGACTCGACTTGCTATTTCACAACTTTTGCTTTTTGGCAATAGCACAACCCTGTATACTATTGAAACTCCTGTAGCTCCTACAGATGGAAATTCAGTTGACATAGATGGCATTCAATTTACATTCCGTAATGTTGTAGGTACTGACGTACAGGAATCTGCTGTATTTGACGGATGCGGTAATGCGATGAAATTAATACAAGGATTGTTTCCTGCTTTACGTGGTAATGGTCAACTTGTGACAATTCCTAGGATTGGTGGCGTAGGTGCTACTAAGCAAATAGCTATTGGGGCTGGTGTTGATGGTGTAGCAGGAATGACTGGTCAGACTGGGGGCGGTGGTTGCGGTGGGTGGGGTTATGGTAATAACATTTATTTATTTGATGGTATAGCAGGTACTTGTTTTGCAGGTGGGCCTTCTAGTTCTGGTAATCAGGGGTGGGTTTCTTCGCCACCTGAACCATATGGGGGTATAGGTGGAGGAAACAGTGAGACAGGACCATCTCCTGGTGTAGGTAATCCATCACGTAATTATGCACCGTCCAGGAGTCTTACAACTAGAGGCGGTTGGGGAGTTGGCGGACTACTTATTATATGCTGTGCTAGTGATATTTTAGGTGATGGAACTATAACAAGTAAAGGTAGTAATTCATCTGGTTTTACAGGTTGGGTTCAATGCACAGGTGGAGCAAGTGGTGGTGGTTCTGTCGTTGTTGCTCATAAAGGTAAGAATGAAAATACTATGAATGTAGATGGTGGGGAAGCAGGAATATCTGTTTCTAGTCATGATGGTGGTGATGGTGGTGCAGGTTCAATACAGGATATACAATTATGATAATTTTACATAATAAATATGACGCAGTAAGCAGAGATTTTGTTGAGCAGTTCAGTCAAGGTAATCTTGTAATTGATTGGTATGGTGATACTAATGCACAATTGCAGTATAGATTGTCTAATCAGCCTATTCCTACAGCTTTTCCATTTGTGGTATATGAAGGACAGGGATTTCGTAATCCTGAATCTATTCAGTGGGTCATAGATGAAGTAGCTGGCTCACATTTGACCATACAGCAAAAACTTGACGCTATGATCAAGTTATCCAAGTTAGATATTCTTGAAGCACTTGATGAGCTTCCTGTGGAACGTGCTAAATTTGACGTCTTAATGCAAGATGCTAAATTCGCTGAACGCTGGGTAGCTACTACAGATTTGGACATGGAACATCCGCTTACCGTAGCCGCAGTCGAAGCTGTAGATATGGATGTAGATGCGGTGAAACGTAAAATAAAAGGAGTTTGATATGTTGAAATTCAGAACGACGAAAGAGGTTCCAACAAGTCTGCAAACCGATGACAAGAATCGACTTGAATTCCATTTTTGGTATCACCGTTCTCAGGAGGGTATGCGGATAGTTGTTGATGCTTATGCGATTACTGGAGAAGAATGTGATTTGCTTGGTGGTAATGGTTCAGACAAGGTGTATACTTTAGATGAACTCGCGCCGTTAATCACAGCGGCGAAATCCATCACACCTGAAATGGATGATCCGCTTCAGTATTTTGATGCTCTCGTAGCGTCAGGAGTCAAGATAGCGATAACCTCTGTTGGTTATTGGAGAAATCAGTTGTCAATGAGTGACTTTGAGTAAAAGGAGGGCGTGATGGATTGGAGTCTGTTTTTCAGTGCCGGTGCATTTGGAATTATGCTGGTCTCAGCGATTTCGGGTGCTACGTTTTTCATCGTGAAACTTATGATAACACCTCTCAAGGATGATATAGAGGAAATCAAGTCGAAGTTGACGAACGTTAGGACTGATCAAGAGCTCCATAATACGTTCGACTTAAAAGTCGCCCAGCATAAAGAGCAGTGTGTTCCGTTGATAAGAGATATGATAGATAGACATCACGGTTGTGCGTGAAAAGGAGTGTGTGAGATGCCGAACAGAGATGGGACGGGGCCAAGAGGCGGTGGTGGAAGAGGAACGGGTAGAGGACGTGGTGGTTGTCCTCCCCCTCGCTAAATAGTAAGTAAATAAAGAAGGAGTGTTTATGAGATTTTTATTCATGCTTCTATTCAGTGTGGCTTTGATTTTTTTGACTGGCTGTTCAATTGGTCAGAAATCGTGGGGAGCCGCTGGTTCATCGGATGCTTTTAAGGTGACGCTCACAGATAAATTTATTCCCGAGGTTGTCGCTGGTGGGGGTGCTAATGCTCTGCTGTTTCAGCGTCCGTATAAGGAGGAGGAGAAATTTCCCGCCATGTTCGCTTACTCAAGAAGGAAGTCAATGTGGGGAATGTTTTCTAGTGATCTCAGTGCTGGAAATGTCTGCATAGTATATATTGCAGGATCGAATGAGTCACCAGCAGAATCAGTTAAGATAATAGCTGAGTTTGTCAAGATGGTCTGTGCGGGCTCGAAGATGCGTGAACCTTTTCCGAAAAAGCTCGTTCCTGAATAGGTGTGGCGTGCACATGATTGCACTTCCGCTCGTACGTTCGTAGGTGTTTTTACTTAGGTGAGGGGGACTCAATGAATTTCAGATATGATAATAGACATGAGTATGATTTGAAATTAGCCTGTCAGAGGTATGACTTTCTTTTGCCTGAGTACTTCATGCACGTAACGAACGACGAATTGTATGAGATTTGGAATGGTATCGGAGCCACGGGGGATTGGTGGAATGATTATATACCTAAGACTGTTTACGGTGTAGATGTCACACTGGCTTCTTTGCCACATGATATAAGCTTCTTTTTCGAGAAAACGAAAAGGGAATATCACATAGCTAATTTGCACTTGCTTTTTAATATGAATCAGATAGTGCGCTATCAAAGCAATAACGAATTTATGCGGACGTTGAGATACCTGAGAACGAACAAGTATTATATTGGAACTGAGACGGATGACGGGTGGGATTCTTTTGTTGAAGGATCGGAGGAATGCGCGAGGTACAAAAAATGTTTACCAGTGGCCTAACAGATACGATAGATGTGATTGAGATTGGAAAGGCTGACTCCAGCTTCGGTACTGTCATACCTACGGAAAGCACCGTTCAAGAGACGCTTCTGTGTCGCTTTACGAAAATGAAAGCCGAACTGCTCACAACTTATGCTGGGAAAGATTCGGAGAAGATGTGGCAAGTTATAACGACGAATACGGATAAGTTCGTACGAGGTAGAGTGTATAAGGTGGATGACGGCACGTTTAAATATGATGTTCTCTTTGCACAGAGGCAGAGGGATGCCAGTGGTGAGTATCATCACGTTACCCTTCATGTGGAGCAGATATGATAATGTCAGTAAAATTTGATACGTCCAAGGTTCATATAAAGTCCTTAGTCACAGCTTTGGGAGCTCCCGCTGTTGCACCGATTCTCAATACGTCTGTTCAAGCTGTTCTCGTTCCTCAGATAAGACGAAACATAAGAGAGAACAAGTCTGTGGACTCAGGCAACTTATTCAGAAATATCCGCACACGTATTGGTTTTTCTGCATCCGTGTTTAGCGCCGCGATTGATGTGGGCTCGATTGGAGTTGATTACGGTTTGGATGTTGAGCAGGGACGTGGGCCTCACTCTCCTGACTTGGCTAAGTTGAGAGCGTGGGTTGCACGGAAGTTACAGCCGAAACACGTAGGGTTGACCGCCTTCAGAATTTTTCAATCAATAGAGAAGAAAGGTGTGGAGGCTCGTCCATATTTAATGAAAGCGTTTAATACAGAGGAGGGCCGTCTTGCCGATGACTTTGTTTTGCGTATGAGGGTTAGATTAGGAACATAATTATGAAGTACTTTTGGAAAGCAATATCTGATAAGCTCGTGGCGGATTCCACGTTGACGACTCTCCTTGGTTATAATTCGACAAGTAAGATAAATATAACACGTTCTGATTCGCAGACCGCCCCTTATAAAACGGGCTTATTCTTTGAAGAGAATTATACTATTAAAACAGGAGGTTCGGATACAAATAAATTGAGAGAGACTGATCTATACTTTTTTCTCTGTCATTCAGGTACACAAGTAGACTGTGCGGATGTGGTCAGGCAGATTGAGTCTTTGTTCGAAAATGCAAATGAAAGCAAAGCTTTCCTTGACTTTTCAAACGCACAGGTGTATTGTAGGTGGTCAGAGATTGACGAAGTAGGCAAAATAGTACGCAATGATGAGCTAGACAAGTGGGAATGTAGGATGATCGTCACCGTTAAGTGGTCGTATAAATAAGGAGTAGCATCATGGGTAACACAGCTAATGTGGTAGTTGGGCCTGCTGTCATCACAGTTGATAGCGTAGACATCGGTTTCACCAAAGATGGAATTTCCGTTCGCAGTGAACGTGAGTATTTGGACGTGGCTTGCGATCAGCTTGTGGGTTTGATCAAGAAGTCGAAGACAATGGAAAAAATGTTGGTTAAGACCACGCTGTTGGAGGCCTCGCTTGCGAACCTTTATATGTCGTGGGATTTGCCTCTTGGCTCTTTAGGAGCGGGGTGGGGAAATGTGGTCAATGAGCACACTGTCGGGGTAGTGGGGCCGGGCCCTGCTGGTGCAACGCTCACTTTCGCTTTTGATAGAGCCGTCTCTATCGGAAACTCCGAAGTCATGTGGAGTCGTGAGGCGGAGGTTGCACTCGAAGTCGAATTCGAATGCCTGAAGAACTCTGTTGGTCAGTTTGGAACACTCGTCAGTACTCCTGCCGCTTAATAGCTGGTATGAGTATGGTTTAATTTCCTAAAAGTTAGGAGTAAGGTATGGTACGGATAGAAACGAAAGACGTTGAAGAGGCATCCTTCCTGTGGGTTCAGGAAGCGATCGATTTCGAGAAAGTGGAGACAAGGGAAAGAGGAACTCGTGGGGTGACAATTTTCTTTGTTTTCTCCTCGAAGCTGAAGCCTGAGGAGATCAGTCTGATCCGTAAGGATTATTACAATCGAAACTCACTCGTAGAACCGAAAGATTTCGCAAGAGCAGGCGTGGATGTTCGGAACATTCTGCATGAAGCTCTTCGTCAAAAAAAGTAAGCAAAGGAATATCAGATTATGACACTGAAAAAAGCAAAGAAGCAGGACAGCCTGTTCGCTAGTAAAAAAGAGGTTACAACCGCTCGTGGCGAGATTTCTGTTAGAGAGTTGGTTCTTGAGGATATTCAGATTCTGATTTCGGAATTCATAACGATTTTCGGAGCCGTCGATGACAAGTCTTTGAAAGGAAATGATTCAGCGACGATTATCGCACTATTTTCGAGTCCTGTAATGATCCCGACTTTCAAAAGGATTCTCGCTCAGGTCACAGATAAGGAAGTGACGTTTTATGATCAGTTCTCAATCGTTGATGTTATGAAGGTTATCAAAGCCTTTTTACAGGTCAATGACATCATGGAATTGAAGAACGTTTTTTTCGATCTGAAGGAGATGCTGATGACGAACTAGACGAGCTGTCGGATGAGGCTCAAGTTCAAGTCACTATCTCGGAACAAATTTTTACTGTCTTACACGACTGTCCCAGTTATAGGTTGGAGCATGTATGGAGACTTACATTAGGTCAATTTCGAATCTTGATTCGGGAATCTCAGAAGAAGGAAGGACGTTTTCTTTTAGCTCTGTCTCAGTCAGTCAGGATGGCGTATCATGCAGATAAGAATGAGTTTGATAGATACGTGGGCATGATGAACGGGGATGGAGAATCTGAGGTTGAGCCCCATACTGCTTCTCAAATGGGTACACTCGGTTTTGATGTAAAAGGAGAGGAAAATGTCTAAGTCTCTAGGAGAAGCGATTTTAACTGTTCGTGCTGATACCACGATGGCAGTTACACAGCTTAGTGCGTTATCCGCAAAGGTCGCTTCCGCTGGAGCCGCAATGCGTTCCGCTGGTATGCAATTCACAATGGCGGGAGCCGCAATTGCTGGAACCTTTGGACTGATCGCTAAGAAGGGCTTATCCACGTGGGCTGGTATTCAACAGCAAATGCAGGAGGCACGATCAATTGCAGGGGCCTCTCAGGGCGATTGGAATAAACTGGGTGATTCAATTGAGGAACTTGGTTTAAAGACTAAATGGACGCAAAAACAGCTGTGGGAGGCGACTCGTCTTATTGTCTCTTCGGGGATAACTAATAGAGAAGCCATTCTGCAAATGAATACTTATACTTTACAGCTCGCTGGAGCTCTTGGAGTAGAACTTCCCCAAGCCACTGGAATAGCAATCTCAAGTATCGAGATGTTTTCAGCTGGTATGGATAAGACAGCGAAATACAGCGCACGAAATATCTCACGTGTTGTTAATAACTTAACCGACTTACAAGCCGCCGCACGTGTAGAGGCTCCCGACCTTGAATTCTTTATGAAGCAGATGGCGGGGGTTGCTGTTCAGGTGGGAAAAACGGATCAATCACAAAGAGAACTTCTCGCAACCTTTGGAGCTGTGAATAAGATTATTGGATCAGGTCGTCTATCCGCCACTGGTTTACGTCAAGTGTATGAGAAATTAGTAGCCCTTCCCGCAAGAAGTGCCGAGGATTTGAATCTCGTAAAAGCACGTCTTGCCTCGGTTGGGAAAACGATGGAGGACATCGATCCTAAGGCGGTTGGTCTGAAGAAAGCAATGGAGAACGTTGCTGAAGCGGGTTTGACACGTATGGCGAAAGCTTCCCGTTTATTCGGGGTCAGGGGTTTGACTACTCTCGCTGTGATGCAAGCTATGCCAGCAGAGGCCGATAATATAATGAGGGCTATGGATGGAGCCGCTTCAGCCGCACAAAGAGAGAGCGACAACCTCGATACTCTTGAGGGTTCGATGGTTCTGCTTTCCTCTACGATGGAGGCGATGTTTGCTTCGATAGGAAAAGCCTTGGAATCTTCGGGTATGAAGAAGATGATTACGTTCCTGAATTATAATATCATTCAGCCGATGGTTCGTTGGATCAAATTGAATCAGGAGCTCGTTGGTTCAATTCTTATAATAGGTACGGCTGTGGGAACTGCTTTGGCGGGTATCGGAGGCTCTTTGATACTGGTCTCTTTTCTGCTCACTGCCGTTGCTGGTGCGATCTCTTTCGTTGGAGGTATCTTAGCGGCAGTCGGAAGTGTTAGCCTTGCATCTTTGGCTCCTATTATTGCGGTCGTTGTCGCTATCGGAGCGGCGTTCGCTGTTTTCGCCACTGTTATTATAAAGTCGCACAAAGCGATTTTAGGCTTTATGAAACAAATGGAACTGATGAACGGAATAAAGAGCATGATAGGCGGTGTGATAGGCATATTCAAAGCATTAGCCGCTGGTGTTGTCTCTGTTGCTGACACAATCATCGCAACATTGAAAAAGATGTTCGCCACCGATACTGGGAAAGAGTTTCTCCTGAGAATTCAGCAGTTATGGAAAATTGTGGTGAGTGTCGTTCAAGGCGGGATCGCAATGGTTATCGGATTGATCGGCGGTCTCGTTGATGTGATTAAAACAGGTATAGAGATCGTGTGGTCTGCTATTGGCCCTATCGTCATGCGGATTTTCAATACCATCGTTAAAACGATTGCCGAGGTTCAGCAGATGTTTGGGGAGTTGGACTTTAGTGGTTTGACAAGTGGGATGTCTGTTGTTGAGGAAGGTTTTCGAGCTTTTGCCAGTGTTCTAAGTGTCGTGTGGGGAGTGATAGAATTTGGAGTAGAAGCCGCTACTGGATATTTCAAGAACTTTTGGCAGGCGCTTCTTAGCTTTTGGGGCCCGATTAAAAACTCTTTCAATAGTCTTGGTCAAGCCCTTGGTGAATTTTTCTCTTCTCTTGGTGAGTTACTTGGATTTGCTGGGGGAGAGTTTGGCTCTTTCGGAGATTCAATTAAGGGTGTCATGGGTTGGATGGGTACGGTCGTGGGAAAATCGTTAGGAATGGTGATAGGCCTGCTTCTCTCACTTATCGAAGTCCTGATCAAGGTTATGACGTATTTCGTTAAATTCGGGGCTGTCTTAGTTTCCGTTTTTAATAGTCCCGTCGTTCAAACTGCTATTAAGGTTATGACTGGTGGTATCGAATATATTTATGACCTACTAGGAAAGGTCAGCGGTCAAGCGAAGAATACATTGAAACAATTCCAAGCCCTTTTCAGCATGAATGTGGGAGGTATGGGGACGGCTCAATTAGATGCTCAGATACAGCGTCTCAATGACATCAAAAAAGCACGTGGATGGTTGACCGATGAGGAGCAGAAAGCCTTGATACTCACGAAACGGCAATTAGGTGACTTGAAGAATCAGGAAAGCGTTCGTGCGAAGTTGGTTGGATTATCTGCTGATGAGCGTATTGCCGAGAAGGGGAAACTGGATGCCATCGCTTCGGGTACTGAGGGACTGTCTTTTCAACAGCAGACGAAACTCGACATGCTCAATGAGTATTATGATGCGGACGTAGAACAGGCCCAAGCAAGTGCGGATCAGAAGAATCAACAGCAGATTGATCTTCATCAACAAAAGATGAATGATAATGCCGCTGAGTTTAAGGACTCCGTTCAAAAGACACATGACTTGATGACTACGATTTTGTCTTTGCGTGAACAGATTGCTTCAGAGGTAGTTCGTTTACAGGATAACGCACATAAAAAAGCCACTCAGGATATTCTTTCCGAAGCCAACAAAAAGATTAGTGCTAATGAACGTGTTGCCACGCAGTCACATCGTAAGCGTTTGTCCATAGAAAAGAAAATGCAGGCCATTCAAAGAAGAATGTTTGAAGAGGGACAAAAGAAGCGTCCTAAGGATGGCAGAGGGGAGGCAACACAGGATCGTAAGATCGCAAAATATAAGTCTGATCTTCGTGACCTTGATGCGGAACGAAGGAAGATGTGGTCTGATGAGAAAAAAGCTCGTAAGGCTATTCCTGATGCTAAGAAAGCCGCAGTTGCCGCAGAGAAGGAACTGGCTAGATTGGCCGAGGTTGCTAGGACGAAGAAACTCAACGATCTGAAGGCTCAACTCGCAGGAGCTGAGAAAGCGCATCAATTGGAGATGAAACGTCAGGATGACTTGAAAGCCAGTATGAAAGAATTAGCGAAGGCTACAAATGATCTTATCGACGGTGCGAAAAAGAAATTGACTGGTGATGATAAGACGGAGGCCGACTCAACTCTTTCTAAGCCTACAGCTCTCCCTGATGCCGAGGATGCTCCTGCCAAGAAATTGAGCAAGGAGGATGCCAAGGAATTCGAGGACTTATCTCAGAAAGAGGATATGACAGAAAAAGAGATGGCACGCTGGGATGAATTGGCCGCCAAATCAGATGAGATTAAGGCGAAGGTTGAGGTTCAGAAGGAAGAGACTCAGGTTGACATGGAAGGAATTAAAACAGCTTCCGCAGAGACTGAGATTGGCGTGCAGGAAACTGTTGTTAAAATACAAGAGGTCGTGATGTCTCAGGTTCCGAAGATGACCGAGGCTGGTATCTCCATGATGAACGCTTTGCTGACGGGATTACAGACTGGTTGGGGAGCCGTCGAAGCATTCGTCACTCAGGCAATGGCTAGGATAGAGGCTTTGATGCTGAAAGCCACTGAGTTGAAGAGTTCCGTGGATTCTGCTTCAAAGGAGAAGAAGCGTTCGAAAGCTATTGGCGGATTTATTGATAAGACACAGGATTATCTGCTTCATGCTGGGGAGTACGTTCTCCCGCAGTCACCCTCGTCACAACTCTCCAAACTGCTTGGAGCGGGTTCAAGTCCTGTGGATCGTTTGGCCTCGTCTAATGTTGGGGGAATAGGTGGACATGGTTCTCAGGGTGTGAGAAATCTAAACGATAATCGTAAACTGGATATGAACGTGAATAATAATGTGGACGTTGAGGAGTTGAAACGGGTTATTCAAAACGAGTTTGAGAAGAAAGCATTTAACGGAGGTATTTGATGTTACAAGCGCATATTGGTTCGGTGACACTGCCCTGTCAGTTTTCTTATAAGCCCGCTGTTCCTTCCAAAAGAAAGAAGGTTGTTCAGACTGCTGGAGGGATCAGAATACACACTGCTCCCACGATTGTGGCGGGTGACTCTTCGATAGGGTGGGATATTCAAGCCGCTACGAGGGCTGAATACGTTGAACTCCTGACACTGTTCAATGATCCCCTTAGTCCCGACTTATCGTTCACAGGCTACTGGGGAGACGCACACACGGTAAAATTCTTGATCTTTGACTCTCCGAAGGCGTATGCCGCTGGTCTTTTCGATGTGTCGGGTTCTTTTCAGATAATTTCAACGTCTAGCTGGGGTACGGCTGTATGAGCACTGAATTGCTGATAAATGATACGATTGTTTTAATTGAGGATGAGACGTTATTTAGTAACTGCATTCTCGCAACGCCACTTCTTTTGTCTCCGTTGGATCAAGCTGAGACTGTCGTAGCTTATTCAGGAAATGATGTTACTGTAAAATGGCAAGCTGTAGTTGATGCGGATTTTTATGTTTTGCAATTTGGACTGTCTTCGGATTTCAGAGGAACGCAGACCAAGGGTTATAAGATTTTATCCTCTGAGACTTTAGCGAAAACTTTTGAATATGGGGAAGATCTTTTTCTTGATACAGCCCATTATTGGCGGGTGATCGCTTATAGTGATGACGGATGCGCATCTGAAGCTTCCGAAGCATGGACGTTCAAGTTGTATATTCCTTCGGGTGGTGTTGGTTTGCCTGAGACTGAGGAGTCTAGTGATGAGCCAAGTGGGAGTAGTTTTCAGGAAACAAGTTTTTCTTATACGGATCAGAGTGGAGGCCCCTCACCTGCCTGCACTTCTTGTGTTTCAGTGATAGTCGCTTTGTCAGGAGCGCAGTCCGTGAATAGGGACACTGATGTAGGGGGTTCGTTGATCGCCGCCCCTTCTTATGATACTGAATGCTCACCAGTGAATACGGTTTTTTGGAGGATGGCCTCGGGAAATCCCGCAGGGCCGTTCTCGTTAGACTCCACGACGAATCAACTTGGCACGTCTTATTCCATAGGCCCCGACACTGAAAAAGGCACATATACGATTGAATATGTTCACGAAATAGACGTGGGCGTAGAGTGCGTTACCACGATTGATGTCACAGTTGATGGACTGGATGAGGATTCGGGTGGTTCAGGAGGTTCAGGAGGGGGTTCGGGAGGGGGTTCGGGAGGCTCTGATCAACAGGTTGGTGATAGATTGACTGGCACGTGGGATTTTGCCGTTATCACTGGGGAGGTTGATGGCTGTTATTTAATAGAGGCGTTGACGCTTAAGTTTAGAAATGGTATCGCTTTTGTAGGATAGGTATGGAATGGCATTACAAATTAAAAATCAGTGTGACTGTTGTGAGTCGAGTGGCGGAACAAGTGAGTCCGAGGTGCGTTACTGCATGTGGACTTATCAGGTTACGTATGATTGCGTTGCTGGCACATGGGGAACGGTTTCAGCCGTAAGTTCTCAATGTGTTTCCGCTTGTACTGAAGTCCCTTGGTATTTGAAATCACAGACGAGTGTTTTATGTTTATATGAGTTGATAACCTGCGGGGATGGTTCTCTTGGTTGTCAAGCTGGGGAGGACTGTGAAGGGGGAGGTGGTTTGAAGACACCTCCCGAATTCCCTATTGATTGTGATTGTGAGACATCGATATCTGTGCCTCCGTCCGATTCTCCTGAACCGCCCCCTTCTGATATTCCCTCTGAGGAACAAGAATGTAATTGTTATACGACTCTTAATTATGATGCGATATTTGATCAATGGAGTAAGTCTAGTTTGGATAAGTTGACTTGGTCATGTAGAGTGAGGACGAAAGCTGAGGCTTTGAATGTTTGGATTTATGATGGAGATAATAGTTCTAGCGGGATTTGTTACTGGCATAGGTGGAGTGATGAATGTGTAGACGTAAGTAGTTCCGAGCCCCTTGAAGCTGGCTGGTACTGTTGCAAGGTTTGGAGTTATGTTCCAGGCTACACCGATCCTACTGCTGGCGATCTGGTTGGTTTGGATACGTTCTGCATTTATTTCACTGAAGGCGAAGACCCTTGCTTCTGCTCAATGTTTAACCCCGGCACAGGGTTGTGTATGATCCACACTGTCAGAGAGATTATTAGTGGTCCTTATGCGACGCATACTCTCTGTCAAGACGACGATTGTATGTTCTAGGAAAAAGGGGAAAAGAAGATGGCTGATTGTACAGGAAAAGTTTGTAATGCGGAGACACCTTCGGCATATCCCGACACAGGGGTTTGTCCGTCCGCTGATCCGACGATGCGTCATCCTGTTTGGAAGGTGACATTGCTCTGTGGAGCGGATGTGGCGGTCAAAACGAGTTCCACTTGTACAACTTACTCGAATTACGATTACGACGTGTGGGAGTTGATCCTAGACGATGATACGACGTGTGTGTGGAGATGGGTCTGCTCGCAGGAGTATCAATGGCCTGAATGCCTTGGAAACGATAGTCCGACGTCAACGCCCGATTATTCGCAATGCACTTGCGTTGACTCAAGTGATTCAATTCTGTTGTCGGACGGCAGTGATGACTATTCGTCGGGAGAGGAGGAGACGGACGCGTATGAGGATATGCGTTGTTATACGGAGCAGTGGTTTGATGCGACTTTCAATCAATGGAAGAAAGATAATCCGGCTAACCTGACGATGACGTGTGTGAATAAGTCGGGAGGGTATCTCAATGAACCTCTGCATGAGTGGATTTATGATGGTGAGACGGGCGGAGTATGTAATTGGCACTGGTGGGGCGACGAGTGTATAGAACCTTCTGATTCAGATGATTCAAGTGGTTCAGCACCACCACCACCAAGTTCTGATCCACCACCGAGTTCTGATCCACCACCGAGTTCTGATCCGCCACCGAGTTCAGAACCGGAGCCTCCCACTGCTTGCACAGCTGGTTGTTCTCCCGAACTTTATGCTGGTTATGATACTTATGCTGAAGCGGATGCCGCTGGAGCCGCTGATTGTGATAATTATTGCGCTACTGTATTTCCCCCTTGGTATGGTTATACAGGGGCCTGTTCTCAGTCGCATTATGTGATATATGATGGCGGTTATTATGTGGCGATGTGTTGTTGTGAATAAAGGAAAATAAAATGGCTTATGAATGTAACGACCAACCTGATACGATGCCTCCGATAGGTGACTGCACTTTAGCGGATGCGACGTTGAGTCATCCAGTATGGCATGTAACACTTTATTGCTCTGAGAGTGATGAGGTTAAGACTGCTGTGAAGACAGCCGCTGGTTGTACGAAAAGTGACCGAGAATCAAGAATAGATACATGGACTCTCTCGGCTTTGGATGTAGAGGCGGGAACGTGTCAATGGACATGGGTGAGTGGTGAGACTTTCGTTTATCCTGATTGCATAGGAGAGGCGCGACCCTCATCGTGGCCAGATTATTCTGAATGTGGAATTTGTGACTGGCCCGAATTGAGTAGTGGTGATTCAATCAGTGTAGATGAATCTGATGATCCTGTTTCTTCATTCTCATCACAGGAGTTTGAGGAGGAGCTTAGGTGTTACACTGATGTGACATACGATTCTGTTTTTGATGTTTGGAGTTACACAGCTGAAAGTTTGATTTATACATGTGAAAAGAAGCAGAATGAGGATGATGCGAATAAGTGGATTTACGAGGATTGTGACGAGGGTGTTTGCACTTGGCACTGGTGGGGTGATTTGTGTGTTAAGGACACGTTGTGGACTGTTGCTGACGATATTGTGGCTCATTATAGAATGGATGACTTCGACAGCAGTGTTTCACAGCCTTCAGAATCAGCTGTTGCAGGCAGTGAAGTCATAGGGAATGACCTTGGGATAGATGGTACGGTTGTAACTGGTAATGTTGAGGGTGTTGAGGGTAAAATCGCAGGTGCTATCCGTTTGTCAGGTTCTCAAGCAAGTCCAGCAGTCCAGTTGCGTCAGCGGTTCAATGAGACAATGGGGAAAGCTTTTTCCGTCTCAGCTTGGGCGATGATTCCCGACTTTCCCAGTGGCGAGACTCGTCCTTATGCTCAGTATATCTGTGCTATGGATTGTCGTTGGACGGATTACTATCGACATGATCACAGAAGTCAGTTTCAAATCTCGCTCGTGATCACTGGTGGACAGTTGGCTGTGAATGTTAGTTACTCCCCCTCTATGCGATCAAGAGCGGTATTTATGTCAACGCCTCAGGACTATGATCCCGACACATTCTATAATGTAGTGGCGAATGTTTCCGAGGAAGATGGTTTGGAGGTTTATCTCGATGCGAGGAAGCTCACTCCTTGGTCTAGTTACACGCAGACTAATGATGTTTATTTCATGGACGAATTTTGGACGTTTAGTGATATGTGGTTAGGCCAGTATATAACCCAGCTTTATCAGACTTATGACTGGCCCACGGACTTAACTCAGGAGCCCTTGAGAACATCCGCCATTTTTTCCGCAAATAGCACTGTTTTGATTGAGCTTGATGATGTTCGATTTATTGGAAAGAGATTACCATTTAAAGATGTTCTTGGCATATATAATAATGGGGAGGGAACACAGGAGTTGTCAGGAGAAATACCAGTCAACAGTTCAGAGTCTTCTTATGATGATTGGAGTCCCGAGGATTATGTCTGTCCCCCTGACGGATCAAGTTCCGAGGCGGTGGATGCTCTGCCCGATTTATCGACTTGTTTATGTCTTTCATCTGTTCCTGAGCCGCGTGGTTTGGAGCCTATTGACGGGCCGTGGGTTAGAGGTTATTATTATTGGTCTTATTATTATTATAGTGGACTGAATGCAACTGGGACGATCATGGGTCATGATGACTGTATAGTCGTAGGGCCGACTATTGTTTTTAGAGATGATGTCTGTCCTGTGATCGAGAATTATTCAAGCCCTGCCACAGGTGATCCAAGATCAGTGCTGAAGGTTCGTAGACAGGGGCCGATCACCTCCGACTGGACGGTATCGTCTCCGAAGGACGCTTGTGCTGGAACTTATCCGCCGATTTACACTTAATAAAGGAGTACAGAATGAGTAAGGGAATTTTGATGTTCGTGATGGCTGACGAAGCGAGTGAATTTGAAGACACACTGAAATCTTTGAGGCTATTTTATGATGGACCAGTGAAGGTGTATATGGATGGCATTGACCTTCTCGTCGTAGCTGATCTGAAGAAAAGATTCGATCTTGATTGTCAGGTAATTAAAGCGGCAGGTATTTCTCCGAGGATTCTGTTGGTCAGAGGTTTGAGATACACTCCTTTTGAGTTGACTCTTTTTGTGCGGAACGGCACGATTTTCAAAAGTTTCCCTAGCACTATTTGGAAACAGCTTGATGATTCCGGTTTGCTTTTTATGAATACTGAGCATATATTACTGACTGATCACGTGAAGTATAAAAGGCTTTTAAAATGGGCAAGCATTTTTCCTTCAGTCAATTCAGTTGTGAATAATTTCAAGGTTCCTATTGATCCACGGATCATAGGTTTTAAGAAGGAGTCTGTTTTCATTCAATCATGGCTTGATATGACCACGAATGGAGAGAAAGGTGGATTGGAGAAAGCAGATGAGGATGCGATGCAATTGGTTGCACCTTTCTTTCCGCATTTGATGTTGCCGAAAGAGCATTGTGCGAAAGTATTAAAGTAAGGAAAAGAGATGAAAATAACGCAATTTCATGTGAGTGATTCCGTTCGATTCTTTGAGCCACATCTGAGGAAAAAATTTGGCTTTTCAGATTGCACGTCTAGTTCCAACCCTGTCGTCTGTTTCGGAGTTTATGACAGTAGTGACGTTTCTTTTGTGTTGGATCATAAAGGACTCGTTGTGATTGTTTGGATGGGTTCCGACCTCGCAGTTGCGCAGAAACACCCCAGTCTTTTTCAAAGAGAAAACATATTTCATATTGCTATCTCTAATCAGATGAAAGCTCGCCTTGAGATGTTTACCAGCGAAAGTATTTTATTGCATGTCACTCACACTTTACATGATCCATTTGTTCCAGTCAAAAAAGGGAATAAGATATATATTTATTACGGGTCTGAAAGAAGAAAAAAGAGTTTTGGTTTTGATTTGTGTGAAGCTGTGATGGCGAAGCACCCCGACATAGAGTTTCTCTGCTCTTCTTTGCAGAGTTTTGACTGGAAGGAGATGCACTCTCTTTATAAGCAATGCTTTTTGGGTTTACGTTTGACTAAAAAAGATGGTTTGCCGAACAGTGTCATAGAGATGGGTTTGATGGGAATTAAGACTGTCTGCAATACAGATACTCCAGCCTCAATTCCCCACGATTTCACTGTTGAGGGGATAAGTAAAATCATTCGTGAAGAGCAAAAGAAAATAGGCATGATTGATAATGCTGTCTCGGATGAGATGAGGTCTTTTTTTGACATAGGTGAGGACTGGCTTCACACCTCTTTTTATGAGGGGAAAAAGATGAGGTTGGGAATAATCTACACCGTTTTCAATGGGGAGGAAAATCTACCTCTTTCGATCACTTCCGTAAGGGAGAACGCTGATCATATACTTGTTCTTTATCAGGAGAAGTCTTTTGTGGGAAATCCCTGCACTGAGAGGCTTCTGCCTTTATTGAGGGGCCTGAAAAAAGAGGGTCGAATAGATTCAATGCTCAAGTACACTCCAACGAAAGCCTGTGCTAAAAGGCAGGAGATAACTAAGGCGAATATAGGACTGGAGAGATTGAGAAAACTCGGTATGACTCACTTCATGCTTATGGGAGCCGATGAGCTTTATGAGCCGATTCAATTTGCTTCAGCGAAGAGCTTGATGCAGAAAGAGGGTTTTGACACGTCTGTTTGTAGGATGGTCACTTATTGGAAAAAACCTTATTATCGACTGGAGCCCAAGCAAGAATACTATGTTCCTTTTATTCAAAAAATTCGTAGTGGTGTTTCTTTTGATGTCAAGTATCAGTCAAGTTTTCATATCGATCCTTCAAGAGGTTTGTCAGTCGAGGGAGAAGTCAGGGAATTTCAAAGAGATGAGTTAGAGATGCACCACTTGAGTTATGTTCGCGATGATATTTCGTCTAAGATATTGAATGCTCCCTCTCTTAGAAACATCAAGGGGAAGACAGAACAGCTTATCAATTATTTCAATGCTTGGAGCTTCCCTGAAAAACCCCTTTTAGCTGGGAAGGGCGGAGATGCCTTTTCAGTGGTTCGAGTGGACGATATAACGAAGGTGAAAGAGAGTATCACAATTATCACGCCCACTGGTGATAGATTATCAGCATTCACTTTGTGTAGAACTTGGATGAGTAGACAGACGCAATCTTTCATTCAATGGATCGTTGTAGATGATGGTAAAACACCTCTCCCCGAGGAGTTGGTTCAGGGCATGAACATTCAGTATATTAGGAGGGAGCCTAGGGAGGATGATCCAAAACATACTCTGCCTGTTAATATGATGGAGGCTCTGAAGCATGTGACGGGCGAGAAAGTGATTATTGTCGAGGATGATGACTGGTATCACCCTGAATACCTTCAGACGGTTGCAGAGGGTTTGAACGAGTTTGATTTGTATGGACAGAAGACCGTTCCTTATTATTCTTTTAAGGGGGACGTTCCTCAGTATAAGGTGGTAGGAAGCAAGAGCAATGCCGCATGGTGTCAGACTGGTTTTAGACGGTCTGTTATTTCTGATTTGTTGAGAGTTTGTGGGAAGAAGTCCATGTATGTTGATCGTCTTCTTTGGAATGCTTTTGAGGGTAGGAAAAAGATGTTTTCCTCCAAAGTCAAGTACACGGTTGGAATTAAGAATCTGCCTGATTGTCGAAAAGGACATACTATCGGTCACAATCCGAGAAAGGGTTGGCCTTTTGATACTCCTGACTGGAGTGTATTACGTTCATGGATAGGTGAGGATGTGGTTCTTTATCAGGAATTATTCTCGAAATTCGAAGTGGAGGATATGCCCTTCAAATCACTCAGGAAAAAGGACTCTTCACATCCAGTTTTCATCAGGGAGGGTGTTACCACTCCAATTGACTTTGTTGATTCTTATAAGGATGCCTCGTGTTTCCTCATATTGAGCGGCCCAAGTACCACGGAGGATAGAGCTTCCCTTTTGAATAAGTCTAAAGTCATGAAAATGGGAGTGAATAACAGTCCTTCGGTGGTTCGTCCAGACCTGTGGACATGTGTGGATGAACCGAGCAGATTTTGTCTGAGTATTTGGAAAGACCCGACTATCACGAAATTTATATCAAGAGGTCATAGCAAACAAGCTTTATGGGATTCCATTAAGGATGAGGAAGCGAATATACGACCTAAGAATTGTCCGAATGTCCTTGAGTATTATCGTAATAAAACATCAGTTGTTGATCAGTGGCTGGACGATGATAAATTTTCGTGGGGTTTGACTGGTTCAACTAAGATCAATGATGAGGATAGGAAAGAATCATACTCGAATCTTCGTAGTGTTATGATGGTTGCTATGAAGTTGCTCGTTGTTCTAGGATTTCGTAAGATTTTCCTTGTTGGTGCTGATTTCAAGATGGAACATGAACAGCCTTACGCTTTTGATCAGGGGAAATCCGCTGGAGGTTGTCGTTCGAATAATAGAACGTATCGAATGCTCAACACATTTTTCAGTCTTGTTAAAGAGCAGTTGGATTTTTACAATGTTCAAGTTTTTAATTGTGTTGAGAGTAGCGGTTTGACTGCTTTTGATTATGTTGATTTGCAGGAAGCAGTAACCTATGTTGAGAAGAAAACTTATTTAAGTGAGAAAGAGCGTACCGATGGTATGTATCTAGCATTGAAAAAGAAGCGTCAAGCTAAGAGGGTGAACGCTTCCGTTCAAGCATCCGTAATCAAGAAGAATGCTCCGAGTAAAACTGCTGGGGAAAAACGAGGTGTGGTGCGACCAGCGTTGGTTGGCCTGCCTGTGAATGTTGATCCGTTTAAGGGTGGTTCGTACGATCCAACTCACTTTCCCTCTCCCGCTCCTACGCCTATCCCTCCTGTTGACAGAGCTCATCGTATTCGGACTGTTGAAAAAAAGCCTCTGGATGGTGTCATGCTTTGGGAAAAGCAGACCGCCGTTTTGGGAGTTTATCCCGAACTGCTTCCCGCTTTTGATGACGTGAGGAAGAAGGTGGAGGGTTTTCAGGCTATTGGAAAAAGGTGTGTAGGTTGCACTTTACGCAGAGTGGCAACGCCTTTGTATGAGAAGTTTCTCGTTGCTGTGAGAAAAGCTCCTGAGAGGTTGAGAGGGTCAGGTATTTTCTCAATGGAAGAGGTCGTTTTTGTGAATAGAAAAGTTATGAAATTAGGAGATTTGTTAGATGGCTAGTGTAATAAAGCAGGATATAATTAGTTGGAGGACGGGCCGTGATTTAAAAAGCAGTTCGTCAGCTTCCGTGATTCTTAATAATACTGATAACAAGTATTCCTTACACACTGAGAATCTCATCGGTCAACGGGTGACACTGACAGCTATAAGGGGAGTCACTGAATACGTGGCTTTTCTGGGAAGGGTTGTTTCCGTTTCCCCTCCCTTTGATTTGCTGGGAAGTTCGGCGGTGAGTATTGGTGTCAACACAATTCCTGAATTGCTGGGACACCGTCCCATCACGTCGGAGACGATTGAGTCGATGACTGGCTCCGCTTTACTCGCATACATACTTGGAACCTATGGAGGAGTCCTCCCAGCTTATTTCGATGTTTCTGTCGATAATTCCGAGACCTTTAGCGACATCAACATATCAGAGAACTCTTTGTTGACCGCTGTGAGGAAGATAGCGGACGCTTGTAATGTTGAAATGTTTATCAACAGACAGGGTCAATTGGTGACGGCTTTGAAGAAGGATGATGCTTCCGCTGTCGAGTATACTTTGGACGAGGGTGACTTGCAGGCTCCGGTGAGTCTGTCCGATTCTGAGAATTATACGGCGAGCCTCTGTAGGGTGAGAGGAAGATATGTTGTTGGCTCAGATATAGGAAAGTCAACTTTAGTCGATGGTCAATCCACGGAATTTTCATCTACGAGTACCACGACCGCAGTTGTCGCTGTCACTGGGGTGGGGAATTTCACACGAGAGCAGGCAATGAACGCACTGGTGACGATCATTTCGGGGGATGCGGACTCGGGGGTCGTCGAGAGTGTTGTGGGAAATCAGATCAACGTTGCGCTCACTGGAACGTTCAGCTCCACGTCAATGAATAATGTCGTCTTCACTATCGAAGCTCGTCCCGAGGTTGGAACTACTGCTGGAGCCCCTTCCAGTGTTGCGGGACTGGGAGAGGGAACGAATAAGACGATGGATAAGAAAGCGAGTATCGACGGCCCTATGATGGGACGGAGAAGGGATGAGCAGATAGCGAAACATGATGACGAGCAGACGGAGCACAGGATTGAGGTTCTCGTTACTGACTCGGCTCAACTGGCTCTTTCGGGCTTTCGTTATATGACTATTGACAACGTTTATATTCAGGACACGGCTAAGGCAACTGAGATCGGTGAGAGGGCGTTATTTGATGCTCTGCTGTCGGGTCGTACTTTGTCAGCCAAAGGCCCTTTTATTCCTGATTTGATGGAGTTGAATACAGTCGTACAAGTTCCACTGTTAGTCGAGTCCCTGTCATATAAGTGTCTGCTGTATTCCATCGGTATGTCATATAATTCAGCAAGTGCCACGTTGGAGTCTTCTTATGGATTCGTCAGGCTGAATAACACGCCCACTTAGAGGTGGATAATAATCGAGACAAATAAGGTTTGTCTACTTGCTTTTATCCGAACAGAGTTTATGGTTATTTTGAGAATGGGGTTTAAATTGCGAGAAATAGGAGGAAACGATGCAGATTTTCACGAAGGAGCTTCTTGAGTCCGAGACCATCACGTCAGTCAAAAAAGAAGCTGTATTCCTGTACTTACTTTGTAGGGCTCAGGATGTTTATTACGGTGCTGTGGAGTATGAGAATGTAGTGACTCAATCAGGGCTGAATAGTACAACTGTTAAAAGACATTTCGATACTTTGAAAAGACTTAACTGGGTGAAAGTGGTTGACGATAATATCATCTTAAAGACAGCGGATGATTATTTCCTAGATTTGATTCTCCAAGCTGGGGTGAAGAAGTACGAGACCAAGAAAAAGCGGGATGAGAAAGTCATTCTGAATAACGTCCAAAAAGCACGCATAAAGATGGAGGATGATCAGAAAAATATCTCCGCTATCCGAATCGCCAAGTCGATGGGTAAGAAGCCCGAAAAGAAAGTCTCCAAAGGAACGGCCACAGCTTTATTCAATCGCTTCAAAGAATTGTATGAAATGAAATTCGGGGAGGAGTGTAAGCAATTCGCTGATGGAAAAACACTTACTTATATGGGTAGGCCCTTGAAGTGGACGAATAACGATTATGACTACGTTGACAAGGTGTTCGTGTTCCTGTTTGAAAACTGGACTAAGCTGAAGGGAAAGCTCGGTATAAGCGATCCCCGTCCCACTATTTCCATAATTGGCTCTAGTATACACTGGAACAGGGTCAGGGAGTTCCATGATTCAGGACGATTAGGAGTCTCTTTGAAGGACAGGGTGTCCACGGGGCAAGTTGAAGGAGATGGTTTGACTGATTGGTAGAGGAGCCGCTCCAACCTAAAAAAGAGAAATGTGAAAAATAAAAGGAAATTTCTTCGTTAAAGTACTTGCATTATTTATTGACACACATATGTTCTCTGTATGCTGAAATGTGTTTTAAATAGGAGGAAATCATGGGTACTGTTAAATTTGAAATGGATTCCGAGGGGCTCAAGGCGTTGTCAATTTTCACAGCTCAATTAGTTAGGGAGTGCATTGCTTTTAATGCCTCGCCCGTTGGTGGTTATATGGTTGTTAGTCTCACAGGTCACTAGAATTTTCAAACTGGTGGTCTCACAATAAAGTGAGGCTACCCCTTGATTATTTTATGTTTCAAATAGGAGGGAAATTTTATTTTTGTGAGGAAATAGTGATGGTGAAACCTGTAGTAATAGTTTTAATAGGAGGAAATTCGAATGTATCTTGTACAAGTAATTGAAGCTGGGATCAAATATGTGGTTCATGCTCTTAACACAGACATGACGCTTAAAATTGGTTTTGCTGTGAAATCAGATAAGACAAAGTTGACTTGCCAATGCGCCGCTCACCGAGTCAAGGGCAGTTGTGAGCATGTTGCAATTGTGAAGAGAGGGTTATGGTCGGGAGTTAATGATGGGAAGAAAAACACTATCTTTGACTTATCTGAAAAGAAAGAGGACATAGGAGTCCTTGAGAACTTGGAAGCTGATTCACTCTTTCTCTTGACTCCGCCGAAAGAAGATGTTCACCTATGGCAGATATTGCAAGCTATGAAGGAGGGGAAGAATTATTCCTCTATGGGTGAGGGCGATATAAGAACGCACTCAAGAATTTCTAGGGAGTTGACGAACGCTTTCATGCGTGACCTTCCCTTAGTGAATGACGATGTGACAAAGGCTATTGAGACCGATGATTTTGTCGAACGGGTTGTGAAGAATGAGGGTGCTCCTGTTGTTGAGAAAGATGTGACTGAGATCAAGCCCGCGAAACCTACTGGAATGGTTTGGAAAGATTTGAAGACTCCCGAAGAGTTCTTCGTCACCAAGGAAAACTGGGAGAAGCTCTTATGGTGTGGTAATCGTGGAAAACACGCAATCCTGACAGGCCCGACAGGTTCAGGAAAATCCGAGTTGGTTTACTTGGTTGCTGAGGCCCTTGGTGTGGAATGTGAGCCTTTCAACTTCGGAGCAATGACTGAAGCTAGAACCAGTTTGATAGGAAGCACGCACTTCAATGCTGAAAAAGGGACGTTCTTCAATCAATCCCGTTTTGTTCAATCTGTGCAAAAGCCCTCGGGTGTTATGCTGTGGGACGAGATTACACGAGCTCCTAGCGATGCTTTTAATCTGATACTCCCCTTGATGGATAGACAGGAATATATGAGCTTAGATGAGTCGGAGGATGGTTCTGTAATTTATAAGGGGAAAGCAGTTTCCTTCATGGCGACAGCGAACGTCGGGGTTGAGTATACTGGAACGATGGCCTTGGACAGGGCTCTTCTGGATAGATTCAAAGTAAAAATTGATTTAGACTATCCCCCTCAGGCCGAGGAGGAGCGTATTATTCGTCTCCGATTCCCGACAGTTCCGACAGGCGAAATCAAAAAGCTGGTCAAGATAGCCGCATCCCAGAGAAGTCTGGCGGTGGAGGGTGAGTACAATACCATGATCTCGACGAGAATGCTTTTAGACTGCTGTGAGATGCTGAATGACAGCGTTTCAAGAAAGGCCGCAATTGAAGCCTCCATCTTTGGATGTTTTGAGAAGGAGGGTGGGGAGGATTCTGAACGGGTGAAAGTGATCCAAATTTTTCAGAAAGAAAGTTATATGTAAGAGTTTGTGGATTGCACTTGATTGCACGTTTAATATGAGGACGAGAAAATGGCAATGATTGAAAAAATAAAGAAAGCTGTGAAAGGCGCTGGGAAAAAGAAAGCACCTAAGAAACTGGCAAAGCGGATTGCCGATGAGAATGATGAGCTTTTTGATCGGTGGGAGATTGATGATTCTCTAGACAGAATGGAGGGTTACTTCGGAAGGAGCTTTTTTGGTTTTCGTGACTCTCATAAAGAGATGACTCCTGAAGCTGATGCAATCGAATTAACAAAGATTCGAAACTTCGTCTATAACCTGATAAGAATACATGGTGTTCCCGCTCCTGTGGACGTTAAAATCTGCACTACTGATATGGTTGGCGGATCAGCCGCCAAGGGTGTTCTCGGAGGGCGTGCTCAGATATTCCTAGGAAAAGAAATGTACGAAAAAGTTGATCCGAAAGAAAGATTGAATGTTTATGCTGGCATCGGAATACACGAGGCTGAACATCTTTTATCCAGCCAAGGGTTTACGAAGTGGATTGAAGAGAGGAAGGGGATACTGGCACATCCGTTGCACGAAAACTTCTATGAGGTTTTTGAGAAGAAGGGGCGTCTGAACTTGGTGGAGGATGTTCGAATTGAGATAATAGCCGTTAAAAGAAGTGATGGATTCGCCTTTTATCTAGCCGCAACAAGAAAGGCTGTTTTTGAGGATAACCTTATTGATGTCATAAAGCAGTGGGATGGTTACACGGATGAGAAGACTGGTGAAGAGCATCCTCCCATGACTCCAAGAAGTAAAGCGCACGCAATTGTTATGATGGCTCTCAGGAGTCCCCAGTTGCTGACAATCGCCATGAAAAAATTCGAACGGGATGGAGTCAATCCATATGAATTTATGATGGACGCTTCCGGACAATTGGAGACGTGGGAGGATGTTCTGAAATTAGAGCAATTGATTCACAGCTTGTTGGATATGTTCGGGATATTGATCAAACCCGAGGAAATGAGAAAACCTGAGGGAGGTTCAGGCTATCCATCCTCTGATACCTCGGAGGGAGGGTCTGAGAGCTCTGAAGGCGCTGGGAAGCCTGAATCGGGAGATGATTCGGATGGTGGGACTGAGGAAAAGCCCTCCCCTGAATCTGAAGGGTCGGATGGTGAGGGCGAGTCCTGTGGTGGCTCCCCCTCTTCCACGCCCTTCACATCTGAAGAAATCAAAGCAATCAAAGAGGAGATGAAACTTGAGGAGGAGTTGAGAAGAGCTAAAACTGAGATTGCCAAGAAAGAGAAAAAGTATGCTGAAAAGATGGGTCGTAAAATTGAAGCGGGTTCTGATGCGAAACTTGAGCATGAGGAGGAGAAGCTAAAGGCAGAGTTGAAAAAGGAGATTAAAGAATTGAAAGCGGATGTTGAGGCCGCGGAGAAATTGAGGAAGGAACTGGGTTGTTATGGAGGTGAGGAGTTCACCAAAGCATCGAGAATTGACGAGATGACTCTTGCTGATGCCGTTGAGGAAAAAATCAGGGCTGGTGTTCGTTCACTTGAGGAGGAGAAATTCACAGTAGAGGAAACGGGATATGAGTTCGGGCGGGAACGTGCTGTTGCTACTGTTGAGCCAAAGATAAAGGGAGACACTGACGAGACCTACAAGAAATTGAAAAAGGTTTGTCGTCCACATATCAGGAAGATGCAACGGGTTTTCAGTATGAGACTGGCTGACTTGGAAAGGAAGTTTCGGGATAAGCGTGAGGGGAAACTGGATAAGCGAAGACTGGCTTTGGCGAAAACAACTTCCCGTTTGTTCTGCACTACCGAGCGACATCGGGCTGTTGGTTTGAGTATTTGTTTATTGCTCGACGAAAGTGGTTCAATGGGTTATGTTGGAGACTTTGAGGGTAGATTATGCAAAGCTGAGAAAGCCTTGACAATGGCCTTCGCAATGCAAGAGGCACTGTTGACTATCCCGAGGATTGACCTGCATATTTATAGTCACACATCCTACGGGGAAAACAACGAAAACTGTTTGATCAGACGCTACTACAGCAAAAAACGAAAGGATAGGTCGGCTCTTGCATTTTTCGGGCGGGACTGCATGGAAAACTACGACCATAAGGCGATAGAGACTGTGGGGAAGGAATTTCTAGCAAATGCAGATCACTCGAATAAGCTCATGCTGGTGCTGTCTGATGGAATGCCCAGCGGTCGTGCTTATGGAGGTCACGAGGCGAAGATGGCCACGAAAAAATCCGTGGATGATATTGCCAAGAAGGGTGTTCATATTATGCAGATTGCGATAGGAGCCGCTAATCCTGAATCAATGTTCAAGCATTATATCAAGTTTGAGGATATGGGCTCGCTGATTCCGCAACTGTCTAAGCTTCTCCAGAAAATGATTTTCGGAGTAGGAAGGGAAAGATTCTGATATGGTTAAATTCGGCGGGTATAAAAGAAAGGGTAAGCACTTGTCAACGTGGGTTAACGATGATGACAACTGGCTGTTTGAAATGCTTGAACAGCGAGTACAATTGCGGGAAGCCGCAGGGGAGAAAACATCTGTTGGTGCTGAAGTGAAAAGGATTCTTAAAGAGGAACTGGTGAAAGACTATAAAAAGGAGTACGGAGAATGCCCCAAATAAAGATAAATGTCAGACAAAAAGACATGTGGCTCATTGAAGAAATCAAAAGAACGGTTACAGTAAAGTCGCAGTTGGGAATAGACACCTCCCTTGGGTTTGAAATAGCTCGTGAATTGCACAGAGCTTTCAATCCTGAACGGGTTAAGGAATTGGAGGACAAGGCCAAAGCCCGTGGTATAGAAATAACAAAAAAGGAGTAAGCAATGAATTTAGACAAGAACTTGATACCTGAATTTAAGCAGTTCATGGAAACTCAGTACGGAGTTGCGTGGGTGGACACAAAAGAAGGCTCCCCCATGAAAGAGGAGATCACACGTTGCATGTATAAAGAGCGTTTGCTGTTACTCCGCTCACACTTCCCCCGTAGATCAGCTGATTGTGTTGAAGTCTTCTACTCTGAAAAACCCGCTCTTGAGAAACTCGAACGTGACTTCTACATCACACTGGATGAGAGAAGAAGAATCGAATCTGATGACCTTGTTGACGAAACTTCGACGAAAAATTGAAAAAAGATTTGACAAAAGAATTGACACGAGTCATCCTTATTTTAGATGATGGGGAAAGGTTCCCTGTCAAATGTGTTTTAAATTGGAGGAAATTGAGATGTTAATCGCAAAGACAGTCAGGGAGTTGGATCAGTGGATTAAGACTTATGTTGAGGAAAAAGGATCAGAGCCTGTTTTCCTGAATGCTTCCGAGGAAGAGTCTTCTGATATGCAATGGGTTATTCGTACTTTCAAACAGCTTTTTGACCTCTTCGGAATTTATGGTCAGGAGACACTTAACTTGTACAAAAGTTTTTTGATAGTCAGGGGCTGGGAGTTTTCTCGGATTTTGGAACTAGAACGTTATGGGTTGGAAAACTCCAACTGGTCTAACAACAAGCATGTTTCCCAAGAAGTACAGATGATAAAAGGGAAATCCTTTGCCACTACTTGGTTGATGTAAAATCACCGTTTATGAGGCTCTTTTTCAAGGGCCTCTTTTTTTGGTCGCAGGAGTGCAACTGAATGCACTTCTATTTAGTAAAAGGAGTAAGGAATATGTCAGGAGACAGAATCGACAAACTCGCTGAGGACTGGTCTGCCATTCTTATTGAAGAGGCACATCTGAAAAAGCGTAAGCAGGCAGTGATTGAGGGCGTGTTGAGTCACGCTCCATACAAGGCCCGTGGTGTTGAGAAAGTGACTGGTGACGAACATGCCTTTGAGGTCACATTCCGTCAGAACGTGTCCTATAAGGATAAGGACGCATTGGAGAAATTGGTGGAGGATATGCCGAATGGACTGGAATTGTTCAGGATTGACTTGAAAGAGCGTCTAAGCGAGGTTGAGAAGTTCATTGAAGCGGACACACAGGCTTCTAAAGAACTCGTTGCCCTTCGGACTGTGAAGCAGGGTGCTCCCTCACTGAAAATGGTGAGATGACTGATAAAAGGAAAACATCAGGACTGACCCCTCAGAGCTCGGTGACACATTGGCTCTGCTGGGGCCTTTTCGCAAGCACTTGGAGTGCACCATGTTGAAGTCAACGGCAGTTCCCTCTGCTGTGATGCCCGAGTGCACGACTCTTGTTAAAGACTCCCTCGACACTTTGGCCCTTATGGAAAAGGAGTCGTCAAGTGACTCCCCCGTGTTATCGAGAGAGCTTTTAGAGGAGAGTGTCAAGGCTCTTTCAGAACGAAGATTTTACGATATTGATGATAAGACATGTATCCCAAAAGAGGAATTGACAATGAAGAGAAAAGGGGATGGAATTGCTTCCAGTCTTCATCGATTATTGGACGCTACAGGATGCGTATATTCACTCACGAAGGATCAGTATGAGAATGCTGACTTAGGCATCAGCATCACGTGTGAATTACTTCGTCGTCCCTTCACCACGGATGAGATTAACGCCTTAATTGATGAGCTGGTGAAACAATTTACTGACGCTATGGAGAAGCTGTCAACACGTGCATCGGATGATTGCATTGATAACATTGAGCAGTTCGACTCCTTGATTACAAATGGGCTGGAGACGGTTGGTATTCTCGCAACAGGAAACTACTACTGTGATGAGAATATCTTCTCCGCTGTGCTAATGTTAAAGATGCTCCTGACAATGGTAATGAAACAGAATGATAAAATAGTCCACGTTGAAAAGCAAAAGGAGGGTATCAAAAGATTGATGAAGGCGATCTCTGATGCTGATCCTTTTGTTGAGATTAGCAGGTATTTGACGGAAGCAGGAAATAAGATGGAAGCTTTGGCGAAACTGCGCAAACATTTTGATGCTGAGGAGGCGATAGTTCTATTGGATAAGACTATGTCTGAGGATGAAGCAATTGTGGAGGATGAGCCTCCGTTTTAATAAAGGGAGAAAAAGGATGACGGAATCAAATGTGAAGGGATGGTGCGTGAGGTTCAGAAGGGATACGAAAGCGCAGGGCGCTATACTGCTGGGAATTGATCAGAAAGGTTGTGCGTTCTTATCCGCTTCAGGTCAAGACGACCATGCGCAAAAGATTGCGGATGACTTGATGAATGACTTGTTGCTGGCATTGCAGAAACGTTCCAAGGAAAAGCGTGAGGCAGATGAAGCCGCACAGAAGATGGCCAAAGAGCTTCGGAAGAAGCTGGCTGATAAGGTGAAAAAGGATGAGCCTTCACTCAAGGAACTGTCTGAAACATCAAATGCCGCTGGACGTAGAAAGAAGGCATTGAAAAGAGTTCTGTGCTGGATCAATCCGCTGTTACATTGAAAGAGAAACAGGAAAAGAAAAATGGCAAAGCTACCAAGAAAAAAGCATAAGATTGATATATCCGCAATCCTGCATAAATTAGACGTGGCTCCTAGTTTGCTCCTGAATGTTGGAGTGGGACAGAAACCACATAATGAAGCAGAGCAGTTCAAGGAGTGGTTCCCTGACATTGAAATCATCGGCTTCGAGCCACAGATTATTACCTTTGTGCAGAGGGTTGATGATTATCAGGGGAGACTATATCCTTTCGGGCTTCACAAGGCTGATCAGTTGTTGTCTCTGCTCTTGACTAAGGATCAGGGAAACACGAGTCTCTTGGAGCCTAAAAAGAGATTGAAGGTGGTTGGTGATGGTGTTCAACTCGCTCCATTCTATACATTGGACACATTCGCTCGTGTGGTTCCCATTTCGAGAAAGTCTTTTTTGTGGATGGATATTGAGGGAAGTGAGTTGAACGTTCTGAAAGGAGGTGTGAGGACGTTGAGATCGGGTTGCATCAAATGGGTACTCGTAGAGGTTTCGAAGCTCCCACGACGTTGTGGTGAGCCTTCTGAGAAGTCCCTGTCCTCTGTGCTGTCTTTGTATGGTTTCAGCAAATGGTTTGAGTTTGATGAGACGAAAGAATTTAAGAACGTAATCTTTAAATTAGGAGGTTAAGATGAGAAAGCTGTCGTTGATGTTACTGCTGGCTATCCTGTGCGTCCCTCTGTACGCTGAGGATAAGATTGAAAAGAAAAGGCTTGAGGGGTTAATCAAAGTGAATGCCTGTGCTCTCTCCGAGTATAAGAAAGAGTTTAAATTGCTCTGGTGATCTGGGTATACGTCCGTGTGTGGTGAAGGTTTTAAAATAATAGAGGAGTGAGAAAATGTTTTTAGTTTTCAAATTACGAGGTGAGTATTACTGGGAAACAGTTGAATCAGACAGTTGTTTGGATGAAGGCGGGATTGAAGGCAGATTGTGTAATGGGGATGCCATTGTATTGGCAAAAGAGCTGTGTGAGGCGGCTGATTTGTTGGGAGTAGAAGAGAGTGAAATCATTTCGGTTTTCCAGTTTGTAGAATAACAAAAAAGGAGATTGAGATTATGGGAAAACGCTGGAAAAAGAATACAGCTGTCTGTGCTATTTGTGGGAAGGATGTACCGACTATTTTCATGTCAAGTGTTGAGAAGGATCACACTGAAGTGCCTGTATGCAGTACGCATGAGTCAGCCATTCAATCTGATCGTGCCATGAAAGAGAAGCGCAGAAAGGATGAGCGTAAGCAATTCGAAGCAGATCACTGCAAATCTGTTTGAGGGTTCGTATGGTTTATGTTGACACTATGTACGAACCTCGTGACGGTGATGAGTTCTGCCATTTATGTGCGGACACTTCCGAGGAGCTTGACGAGTTGGCTCATGGAATTGGACTGTCCATATTGGATAAGCGTCAGAAAGGCCCTGTCACGCATTACAAGGTTGGATTGAAGAAACGGGAGAAGGCCGTGATGTGGGGAGCCAAGGAACTGACCGCTCGGGAATTGATTAAAAAGTTTTTCATTAAGAGGAGAAGGTGATGATTAAAAGTGCACTCAATTGCACGAATTGGAGAAAATATGACAAAAGCTGAAATAACGAAAGCAGTGCCAAAAGTGTCCTCGGTTCGTGGTGAGGAAAGAGTGGTTTCAGTAGGTGATTGGTATTGGCACTATGATCCGTTAGACCGTGAACCGATCCGAAGGCTTATCGGTTAGGTGATTTCAAACAGTTTTTCCAAGACCCGAGGACGAGACGGGATTATATGAAGTGGGCTCCTTTACTGTGCGCCGCTGAAGATTGGAGGGCCAAGAATCCTGTTGAAAGTAAGATTGACAAATTTAAGGAAAGGCATAACGAGGAGAGAAGTGATGGCAATGCTTCCTGAAATCATAGATAAATATAAAGGGAAAGAGTTCTTGGCGCTGACTTACTGCTGGTTGGTTCTCTCACCCCTCGCAGGGTTTACGAGGTCATATCATATTGCACACTGCGGGGGTCTGAGCATAAGTCTATATTGCGAATGCTGAAGAAGTGCAAAAAGGATAGAAGTTTCACCCAGTTTTGGCTTGTTAAGAAAAAGATGCAACTGATTGCACATTTAGTGAGGGGGAGGTTTGATGTTATAACGACCCCTCCACAGAAGTCAGGCTCTTCTGTTTCCATAGCAAGATATATCAGTAAGTATTCTGATATTCCTTATGTAAAACTTTTCGGGAGCACTGAGGGGACTCGTTATGGTATCGGAAGGAAGTTTGACACGTCACTACTTGATACTGGACTTCTTTATGAGTGTGCGAGTAAGAATGTGCTAGTTGTTGACGACTTTTTTAATACGGGTGGGACGTTCAAGTATTGTTTGTATAAATTAGAGATGGCTCATGTTGTCTGTATTTCAATCATTGCAGGTTAAATTGTGTTTTAAATAGGAGAAAAATGATGAAAGCACCTAAGATGACAGTTGGAAAAGAACTGTATTCCGTCCGTGCGGATGACGATGGAAAGTGTGAGACGAGAATTCATGTGGTGTCCAGCATACGAAAGGATGTGGTTTATCTGATTCAAAAGAATGTTTGCACATGGGGGAAGATGTCCAAGAAGCATTATGATTATGGCTGGGTTCGGTCAATCGATCCGATGTGGAGGGATAAATTCACAGTCGGGGATGACTTGCCTGTGGGAATTCGAACAACTAAGAAACAGGCTTGGAAAGAATACTTGAAGTACCTACGGTCTCCGTGGGCTAAAAGCAGAAAAGCGTTTTTTGATACGGAGAAGATTTATCAGAAAGTCCTCGCCACATGTAAAAGAAGGAGTAAATGATGACGAAAATCAGAACAGTCAAGTGTGTTGATAGGGATTCGAATTATTTATGTGATGAGGATTGTTATACTGTTTTGGACGAGGTGAACGGGTTATTTAAAATAGTCCTGCTTGATCAGTCTCCCAAGTGGTTCGCAAGATCACGTTTCAAGGAGTTGGTCTCCGAAGGTTCTACCCGTACTTGTGAAGAGGCTGTCGAGGAGATACAAGGCGTGATTGATGGTATCTCTAAATTGACACACGGTAGGAATTATTTCCACGGGGATGAGAGTGACTTATTGATGAGGGCTGTTGATGTTTTGATGGCGAGAAGAAAGGCCTTCAAAGAGCAGGGGAGGGAAGATGGGACGACCTAAGACAACAGGAAGATACGCCACTCGTGAGGAATTGGAGGAATCTGCACTGCAATTCTATTATGAGAGTACGCAGAATGTCTCACAAATCGCCAAGACATGCGGGGTATCGGATCAGACGGTTCACACGATTATCAGGGAGAGATCGCGACAAAGAACGCTAAAGAGACTGAAGGAAAGGATAAGAAGGCGTAGAATGGAGGAGGAAAAAGAATGATATTTTTATTGATATTATATGTGCTGTTCTTGCTTTCAAAGATGCAAGAGAGGGAGTTCTTTGTTGTGGGAAACTGGTTTGAGTTGGATCGTGAGATGCGCTCGGGAGAACATCCGAATCTTTTCATAGAAAATGGAGTGCTATGAGTTATAATGATTGCAATGAATGTAAGAAGAAAAATCCGAAGGTTCTGCACTTTTGGAAAGGAACTTTGATTTGTGAGAAATGCTGGTTAAATGCAAAGGAGGCTGACGATGCAAAGTGAAACTGGGAATGTGGGAATGTTCAAATCGCATGAGGAGGCACTGCTGGCTGGTTATGACGTTCCGTTGACGTTCGGGGATTTGACTACTCTGCAAAAGGAGAGGCTGGAGAATGATGTGCAACCAGTTGTTTCCCTCAAAGACACACGAAGCAAGCGGAGTTGATACACGCTAAATGGGCCGCTCAAGCACCGGACACGCTAGCTGAGAAAAGGGGGGAGGTATGAAAATTGAAACTAAAAAACGGTGTCCCCCACTGCAATTGGTGGTTGGATAAGGATGAGACAAGGTGTCCGATATGTAAAAAGGAACAAAGATGAAAACTGAAACAGTAGAATCATTGATGGTAGAGGCGTTTGCAGTAAATGCTGAAGTTGCGGGCATGGTGGCCGACAATCAACAGTCGGTGGCGAATGGGTGGTCTATGGGGTATGTAGATAAGGCTTTTGACGATTGCGCTCAAAAGCTAAAAGAAATAGCGCAAAAAATGAGGGAGGTTGAGAAATGAAAAAGTATTTTGATATAGATGGGAAAGAAATTTCGATAAAAAGGCTGTGTAGAGCGGAGCCAGATTGGGCGAGTAACGCCATAATAGAGCTACAGAAGCGCAACGAGGAGTTGGATAAAACCTTGTTGGGAACGATTCACGCACGTAATGAATTAAGGGGGAAAGTTGTATGCCTCCGCACGGCGCTGGAGGAGATGAGAGACCATCACGGAGAGAATGGATATACAGAACTATGTAAAATAGCAGACGAAGCACTCAAGGGGGAGAAATGAAACAGAAAGTAAATTTTGAACAGGCAAAAAGCCTAATGGACGCTGGAATAAATATCGGAACACCTATGTCTATACATGTCCTAAATACTGCTGTTTCTATTCGCAATTAATAAATGGCAGAGACCATTTAACCCCAGCCCCCACCATCGGCGAGCTGATTGAGTGGATCCGCGAGAATAATTTACATTACTATAAATATATGATTTCGGCAATACTGATAAGTGAGGATGAATTAATCGACGCACTATACGAACTCGTGCTGAAGATAAAGATAAAGGGGGAGAAATGAGCAGGACTCGACACAAGGAAAAGCGCGCTAAAATAGGAGTTGGACGGGAATATTGGAAATCCAGACTGCATTCAGGAGGCGAAGCGACAGGTAAATACACTAAACGATTGACTGCCAGAAAAGAGCGAAGAGAAGCGAAAAACATTCAAGAGGAGAAATAGCATGAAAAATAATTACAGAAAAGCCGAGTGCTGTGGAAATTGTGTCTTTTGCGAATCTACATGTGAAGTAGCTACCTACATGGGGAGCTGGATTTGCACTAAAGACGGCAAGCAGATCCCAGAAGACCCCTTTGACTGCCAGCGTGGCGCAAAACCTAGCGAGGAGATGTTTACAGAGTATGAAAAGTATATAGAAGAGCATGAGCTAAAAGAGGGCTTGTGCGGCACTTGCGATAAATATGACAAAATAGAGGGAGAAATAGCATGAACGCAAAAAAACAAATAGATGAAGAACGACGATTGAAACTTAAAAAATGTTTGAAGGACGTGAACCTTTAATGATGATTTGTTCAGATCCAGAATGTAATTATCATTGCAGGCTTAGCGTCGATTTTTGTAATTGGTGTGGATCAGCAATGAAAGATGCGATAACGGCGGGCGATAAATAAGGGGGAGAAGAAATGAAACTGATCATCGCGGGAACTAGAACATTCACTGATTATGATTACCTCTGTCTCATGGTGGAGGGAAACATCGACATCTGCGAGATTACTGAGATTGTCTCAGGAGGGGCAAGGGGTGTTGATGCTCTTGGTGAGAGATTGGCGAAAGAGCTTGATATTCCGCTAAAACTCTTCCCTGCTGAATGGGAGGAATATGGAAAGTCCGCAGGGTATAGAAGGAACGCTCAAATGGCCGAATATGCCGATGCTCTGCTGGCTCTTTGGGATGGTTATTCTAAAGGCACTTCTCACATGATAAATCTTGCCGAAAAACACGACCTGAAAGTGACGAAAATCACCGTTAATTAGTGCAATTAAATGCACTCTATTCGTGCAATTAAGATATTTTGTATATTAACATACTCAAAACTACGTTGATTGCACGCTAAAATCTTGCCGTGGAAGGAGTTAAAACTGATTGCACTGACACCTGCAAATGTGAGAATCATGCGAACTATAGTAATGGTTCTATCATAAGAGACAGAAGCTCCTGAAAACATCTGCTCATATGGACGTGCATGGGAGGGGGGGTGGGATGACGAGTTAATACGATGGTATCGAAGCATGGATAAAAGACCCCTGCCCCCCTGTTATTTAAGAGACGATGAAAAGGCCCCCTATGTCCCTGATCTACCGCGGGATGATAAAGACCCTTGTATGGGTATATATCCAGACCCCCTCCACTTGATCCCTATGACACATGTGTGATATGAGTTATACAGTCCTATACAGCTGTTACGTATGGGACGTATGGAACGACATAAGAGTATAAGACCCCCTGTGCACATGATTGCACACATTGCGGTGATGATGACATAAGCTGATAAGGCCGAATACGACATATCGAAAGAATGCTCTTGCACACACATATATGGTGCTAAGGGCGGGAGGCATGACTATATGACTATGACTAGAGTACGTGGGCCGGTATGACTTATAACTATATAGAGATAGAGATACTATTGATGATGATATATTGATGACTATTGAGATGATCATACGTTGGATACGTTGTGTATGCTATGCTATGCCTGCATCGTCATAAGGACGTCGTATCACTAAGTATACTTTCTCTCGAACGCTTTCCTTCTATCTCTCTCTCTCTTCTATTCGCTACGTTTAGACTATACCATATGTAGTTCTGTTCCGTTCTGTACTGTCTGTAACAACATCGAGCACGTATTCGTATAACTTTATATGTTGATCTGTACCGTCTGTTACGTATGGGACGACATAGACCTACTATATATAGTGTAGTGAATGATGTGATACGATTCCGATGAGAGTGAAAATATGAGAGAGATGCCCATTTATTTTAGGAGACGATCCGAGGTGTAACTAAGCACCTTTATTCTTTTTTTGTTTTTTTGTTTTTTTTCTGGTTGCCAATCGATAGAGTGATACGTTAGACTATTTCATCAACCGTTCTGGAACGTAAGGGCACGTAAGGGCAAGTATAAAATTGTGTGATGTTGATTGAACGTAAGGGCACGTACTGAGACGTTGTTACTGGACTGGACTGTGGATCAATAAACCAAACGTGTTCACACAGAGTTATAAAAGTCTTATCCTCTAAAATTTTTGCTCGTGTGTGTTGTTTGTTTTTCCCTCCCTATTATATAAAGAGGATTACACCTATTTAAAAATAAAAGAAATTTGTTAGTTTCAGTACTTGTAAATGTTTTTGATACACGTATATTCTCTGTATGTGAAATGTGTTTTATGTTTTTAAATAGGAGGAAATGATGAGTTGGACTGTACGATATATGGACGGGGCTGGTGAAATGGTTCGCACTGTGATACCAGCAAAGAACAGAGCTGATGCTGTGGGCTGGATCATATTGAATCGTTCCATCAGACAAATTTATACTGTGAGACCTCGTGATTGTGGAGCATTTTAAAATAGGAGTAAAAGATGAGTAAGCACATCATTGACAGGAAAGTGAGTAAGATGGAGTATCCAAGTCTAGTTAACACGCATCATGTGGAACAGCAGGACAAGTATCGAAACTGGAACACTGTGTTCGGTGGTTCCGAGGTGGAGTGTAATGAAATCTTGGAAGTATTCGGGAAGTTGGATTTCAGTGAGGTCGAGGGAGTGGCTGACTATAAAGTATGGAAACTGCTGAGACATTTGAAAAATGGTAGATAATTTGGGGAGGAAATGATGGAGAAAGCAAACAGATTAGAATGCAGGGCCTGTGGAGCTTGTTGTATAGCAATCAGTATTAGTCCTGCCTTTCCTGCATTACCTGAAGGGAAGAAAGCTGGAGAACGCTGTGTGCACTTGACGGAAAAGAATCTCTGTAATTTATTTGAAAGTCCTGATAGGCCTAGAGTCTGTGGTTCTTTCCCTGCAATGCTTGATATTTGTGGGAGGGATTTTACGGAAGCTATGGAATTGATCAATCAAATGGAAAAGGAGACAGAGGGAGCCTGAAAAGAAAATAAAAGGAGGAGGTGTATTATGAAAAAAATCATTTAAAGAATGATCCCAGCTCATGCGTGTGTGTGCATGTATGTGGTTTGTGTGCATATTCGTGGGCTGTGGTCATGTTTTTAAATAGTCGTTTAAATAGGAGTGGATGATGACTAAGCAGGAAAGACGTTATGGGAAGTCGGTTAAGGATGTACAAACTCGTTCGGAGGAGTCTGATCATGTGAATGCACGCAAGTGCAATCGTGCCAATAAAAAAGTGGTTGGAAAATTTAAGAGAAAATAATTTTAAAACGACTTGCATT